ACCCTTCGAACTCCCCGAATAAAGCCCTAAGGTCAGTCCTCGAAACGATTTTCATCATCAAACGGGGTAATCGGACCAGCCTTTTCGACAAGGTCTGCAGCCGTCGCTAAACGAGCGCGAGTTAAATTGTGTTTAGGAAGATCCTGATCGGCATTGTAACGCTCTCCTGAGAAAGCATAGCCGCCTTCGATCTTCTTGCAGAGGTCACGAGCACGTCTTCCGTCTACTTCGATAATCTCGCCTGGGAAAATAGTCTTCGTGCCGTCGCGAACGATCTGGCCTTCCTTCCACTCTACCTCGCCAACGTTAAAAGGCTGGAGAGCAACGAGCTTGTACATCTTCTTCGTCTTCTCTGCGGCAACCATTTGGGTTTGAGATTGAGGAGGGTTCGTCATTTTAGTCTTTTCAGTCTGAGTTTCCATTTCGGGGAGTCCTTTCGGGTTAAAAGAAGGGGGAGGATTTTATCCCTCCCCCCAATACGGAGCAGCTTAGCTAACTTGAGCGGTCAACACGTCCCATGCACGATCCAACTTTACGCCACCACGGACACCCGCGATAACGTCGATGTATGGATTACCTGGTCCGCCCTTCGTACCAGGAGCGATATTCTCTTCTGGGACGATGAACTTACCGTAGCCTGGGCTGTCGACAGTCCCGGAAGCCAAGTGAATGCCTTCCACGAACTCACCAATCTTGTCACCACCAGGAAGGGCCGCTTCGAAGAAGATCGAGCCATCTGGGATGAAGTAGGTTGCGTTTGCGACAGTGATCTGACCAGCGACCGCAGGAAGACCAGTATTGGTCGTTCCGCTGCCGATGGACTCTTGCTGCCACCAACCGTTATAGATCAAGACCTCGGGTGCGCCTGGCACGAGGAGCCCGAGAACCTTCTGAACGGTGTATTCACCGAGCAAAGGATTCGCACCATAAGAGGTCAAGAACGAGCGAGTGTTCGCGTTGTCCAAGATCCAACGAGCGGTATTAGGGTTCATGATCATGCGCAAGATGTTGTACTTGCGGTAAGGAGCGTATCCACCTTGCAACCAATATCGAATGTCGATCAATGGGTTTGCAGCAGCGTTAGCGTTGATCCCGTCCGTAGACCAAAGGGCAGTAATCGGAGCCACCTTGTTCTGTGCAGGAATACCGAAGGAGAAAGTCTTCCCTTGGTAGCTAAAACCGCCGTTGAAGATGTTATCCCAACGAAGCTTCTCGATGCGGGCTTCAAGGCGTCTATTCAAACGCTTGATGTCTTCATTGATCAGCATACGGATACCGCGCTTAGAGACATCGTTTTGCCCCAATTCGCGGAAGTTCAAGATCTTGTCTTCGTCGTAGTGAATCGCTTCCTTGTACTCTGGAGCGACGTACTCTTGAACGCGGCTGCCGAAAGACTGAACGTATTGGACATCAGTTCCGCGAACATGCTCAAGAGTCAACCCACCGGAAGCTTCGACCACTTCGGTACGAATCTTCTTAACAGGAATCGCCACTGCTGGAAGGATACGAGATCCTTGGTAGGTACTCGGATCATTCACCACTTCGAAAATGAGCTTCTGCATAACTGCAGTGTACTCATCAGTAAAAAATTCATTAGCCATAAAATCCCCCTTAGTAGAACCGAGTTAAGCCAACACCACCAGCATCAACACGGTCTTTTCCGCCGAGTTGGGACTTCGCTTGTGAAGTGTAGTCGATAAGATTTGCAGTGTAGACAACCGCACCAGCCAAAGCGCGAACCAGCGAAGCGCCGGAAACACCAGCCAAACCACTTCCATCAGCAAGCTGTTGATCTTGGTTTGCTTGGTCGAACAGAACAACGGATGCGGTAAGAGTGCCGGAGACAGCTCCACCACCCTGATCCGAAGGAAGGGATGCGCTGTACTTGTAGTAGAGCCCATCGGTAGGGTTATAAGCTAGGACTTGTCCCGGCAGGTATCCAGTAGCGTCGTATGGAATACGAACACCGATGAATACTGCTTGATCTCGGCGGCATGCCAAGATGATGGGGTTATCGTAGCGAAAAATCTGATTACTAAACCGTGCGTCTTGAGTTCCCATTTCTTCTCCTTACTCAGCTAAGTCTTCAGACTTAATTCCGGCGGTATCCCCGATCAACGAGATGAGGTCTTGGAATTGAGTTTGAAGCCTGTTTACGTTTTCCGCAAGTGCAGACATTTGTTTTTCGGTGCTCTCGGCTTGCTCCGGAGCCATGTCACTCATGTGTTTCATTTCCATCATCTTCTGAACGTGAGCCATGACAGCGTCGCGTTGATCGTAAGACGCGAGCATATCTCCGAGATGCTTCAACATTTCGTCGTGCGGAACTTGAGTCTCTTGAGCCATTTCTTTATGAGGATCTGCATCGGCGAGAGCTTTCTTTTGCTCCTCGTCCATCGGCATTCCCATATCCTTACGGCCTTCAGCTTCAAGGCGGCTCATGCGGACTTCTTTAGTTTCTTTCTTCAAGGCAGCGAGGCTAAGAGCGCGGGTCGTACCGATCACGCGCGCATCGATTACGTTCTCGCGGATCTCATAGCCCTTGAAGAACGCGTCTAATTCAGCCTCTGGCTTAGTAGAAAGCTCAGCAAGGTTGATCTTTTTTTGCTCTGCTGGGGTAATCTTCGCCATCGAACGAAGACGTGCTACGCGAGCAATAATAGACTGTTCGCGGGTTTTAAGTTTGGTTTCCTTAAGTCCGGTCTTCAATCCTTTGGAGAGGGTAATAATCTTGGCGCGAGCGGCGGAAAGCTTTTCTTCCTTCTCTTTAACGTCGTCAGCGAGATTCTTTTTCTCGTCTTCCTTCACGTCATCGGCCAACTTCTTCTTTTCTTCCTCTTCCTTCTCGGCAAGCTTTTTCTTCTCTTCTTCTTCGGCAGAGAGTTTTTCAGCGCTAGGAACCTGAGTAGATTCTGCGAGGTGCTTCATTAACGCCTTGGTCTCGTACTCGTTCATTGAGGAAAGGTGTTCTGCGGCCTTGGTGTGGTCCATGCCGAGCTTTTCTACGAGGTGCTTATGCATCGCATGGCACATCTCTTCAGCAGAGCCTTCTTCCATTCCGTGTTCTTTCATTAAGTGCTTCTTCAGTTTCTCGTGCATAGCGTCTCCTTGTGACAATTCAGAATTCTTCTTAGCCGCCAACAGGGCAGCATTCTCGGCGGCAGGGAAAGGGGTAATCGAGAGCTCACTAAGAACTCCCTTATCTAGATCAGCTCCAATGCTCACGTTCGACCAGCGGCCATCGGCAACCTTTTCCGCATTATCGGACCCGAGAACGATCACCTTGTCGCACTCTAGGCAGGGCACGGTCTCACCGTCGGGGCGCGTGTACTGGCCCTTGCTCAGCTTTCCAACAACTCTCCCCACCGTATCTCTAGCGGAGGTGCTGTGATCTAGTTGAAGCGGTGGCATCGATTTCTCTATATGAGCGGGATCGCTAGCTAGCTGAGTCAATTTCTCTAGTCTTAGGTTATGATTCAGGATGAGTTGGTCAATATGATCTTCCGTGATCTCGACCGGGCCATCCATAGAATCAAAAGAACCGCAGTAAACGAGCATCGCCTTCTTCTCAAGACGCGCTTTATTCTCTCCGATAGCATCCCCAGAGGACAGATGTCCTACGCATGAGTGTTTACCAGCGATGAGTTTCTTTACTGACATAGAGAAGATCGTAAGTGGAATCTAATCCCTTGTCATCAGGTTTTAGGAACGCCATCCCTTCAAGAGAGGGAAGCAGGTGTTCTCGCGACGTTGAATGCTCAGGTTTTGGATGTACTTGAGATGCGCCGGGTTCAATCTGTTGAGCGGAAGATACTCGCTCCGGCACCCTGGGTGGCATGCGGGTCTCTCTTTATCACAGAGGGGATCGGTCTTCGCATAAACCAAACCACTACGACCACGGTAACCGCGAATTGTAAGAGGAGTACACCAAGGTGAAGTAGCAGCGTCCCGTATTGCCAGGAAAAGGTAATGAGTGATGTCTTCAGATTCGTCATAGAATTCCTTGCGAGCCTGGTTGTAATACGAAGTGGATTCGGTGCGTACAATGTTCTTCGCCCTGGATATGGTTGTATTCGCAGCCTCTTTGATCTCTTGAACTACAAGTTCCTGAGTCGCTACATTGCCCTTGCGAAAGTCCTCGGAGTGTTCTTCCCAAACAGATCGAACCTTTTTGAGATAGAGGTCCTTGATTGCCTTAGCTTGTTTTACTGCACGCTTAGGCTTGTACTTCCCCTTGCGCCAAAGATCATAGAGCTTCATGAGTCCTTCGAGACTCTTTGGAATCCGAGCTACTGGAAACTTGGCGGCCTTTACGACCTTTTTAACCTTTCCCCGCTCCTCGACTTCGGTCATCGCGTAACGCATCGCCTTAGTAGATACGTCAAAGAAGTGTTCTATGAATAGATCATCCAGATTGATTTGAGGAACCCTGCCAGTGTGTCTAAGACTTTCTAAGACTATTGGAGTGAGATCTTCAAGGTGGCCCGATATCTTTCTCGCCCAGTAAATCTCGAGCGAGTCTGCCACCTTTGAAGAGTTCTTAAGTCTGATTTGATCTGAAGCCGGCAGAGATTTGTAAGTAATCAGATCCATGTGCTCACCGTAACACAGCTTAAGCAGGAATAAACTGAGGGCCCCAAGCCCAGACGTATCCGAATCCATGCGTCCAATGCGTCGTCTTCTGAGGTGTGTAGGTAAGCCCCTTTGCTTCCGGATCTCCTGCGTATCCGGTCTTCAACTCCCAGAGAACCTGACCACGGATTCTACGGAAAGAAGTCCCGCCGACGTGAGTATGGCCGGTGATGCAATTTAAGAGCGTGTAATCCCTGTGAGCATTTACAGCGCCTCTGTAACCGTGGAATATAAGCACATCATCAAACAGAAGCTCCTGACGAGAATCAAAGATGGTCTCCACACCTGGATAGGTGAATAGCTCCTCGAAATACTTCTCGATCCAATGCTCCATTGTGGGAGCGGTTTCCAGGGTTCTCTTAAGGGGACGAACGTCATGATTACCGAGGATCTGAATGCACTTCGCTTTAGGACAACGCTTCTTCACTTCTTTCCAGAACGTCTCATTTAGATTTCTCGCCATCTTCTCTTCTTCGATAGGAGTGAAGATGTTATGGGACCTTGGAAACTTAGAATGAGAGTACATGTCTTTAGCATCGCCATCGAGGATAACGTACGCAGGTTGATGTTCTTTAATGTGTTCGTAGAACTTGTCAATCACCCTTTGGCAGTGAAACGGCCAGTGGATGTCTGAAATAACCGCCATCGTAGAATAGGGCTTTCTCTCTTTATGTTCATTCGGTTGATAATCTTCGAGGTGTTGCTCGATCGAAACTTCGAAAATAGAGTTTGTAATCTTTCTCTTACCGGGCTTGTTTGGTTCTAGTCCCGCCGCTTGAACGGCTACGCTATAGGCTCCGAAAGCCTTAAAGAGTCTTCTTTCCGATATGCCTGATTTTTGATGAAACTCCCTCATGCTGGGAGTATAGCCAAGCTCAGATGCTAGCTGCTTCAAAAGCGACACGATCTCGTGTTGAACATCCATTATTTAAAAGTCTAAATGCGTATTTGATTATTTGGAACCGTTATCGTTGATGCCCCATTTGTGGTCTCCGCGACCTTCGCTGGCATTAGACCCTGGAGTTCTATTATTCGTGTTGTCGTGCCCGTGGTGAGGTTCTCCGTTTACCACTCCCCAGGTGTCGTTTAAGTCGTCTTGGCGCTTCTCGGCGGTTTCGTCGACGGCGTCATTCAAGAGGTCGAGTGGAGACTTCTGCATATCTGCAGGGCTCTTCTTCTTCGGAGTTACCCCAGTCTGCTCGTCTAAATCTTCTTCGAACTTAGCCATTAGCAGCCAGGAAAGAGAGGTGGTTGTACGTCGATCGTAGACGGGAGGTTGATAATCGTCTCCTTACCCGCGATCTCAACGTGGATTTCGACACCCTGATAAAGAAGCGGGTCCTGGGTGTTATCCGTAGGAGCGAGAAGAGAGGTACCACTGGCTGGAAGGTTAACCTGAAACTTTCCTGCTCCTGCGCTTAGGATGGTCACTCCCCCAGTACTGAGGTCGTAATGTTGGCAAGATCCGTCTGCGTTTAAGAATCTAGCCTCGATCTCGGTTGCAGAAGAAAGATCAAACGGATCTCCGGTTGACTCGCTAGAGAGTCTGACCGCTAAAGCCTTATCCGCACCTTGAATGATCTGTGATGGCATCTTCTCTCCTATCCTTCTACGAGTCCCGTAATCTCATCATCATCAACTACTGCGCCTAAAACGTCAGTAGGAATCACGGCAGAGCTTAAGGTCGAAACTAGAGCCTCTAGGGTGTCCGTTAAGGATTCGAATAAATCCACCGTGTTATTCAGCTCCACGATAGAAGCTGCGATCCCAGCATCCGAAGAAGCCAGAGATGCGGCCGTCGTTGCCAGTGCGGTAAGTTGAGATGAAAGCGTGGCGACGTAGCCAGCGAGGGTCGAGTTATTTGTCGCCGCGTTCGTATTATTAGTTGCGAACGTCGTAAGTTGCCCCGCCAGAGTGCTCAGGTTAGCCGCTAGCGTAGTAAGGGAAGAGGCGAAGGCCGTATTGCTATTCGCGAACGCCGTGAGCCCTGTAGCGAACGTAGCGAGGTCTGCAGCGAAGGTAGATAGATCGCTCTGGAAGTTCGAATGGTCAGTAAGAAAGTTAGAGTGATCCGTTCCAAAGTTCGTGTGGTCGGTTTGGAAGTTGGAGTGATCTCCTTGGAACGCCGTGTGGTCTCCCTGGAAGGCGGTATGATCCGCTTGAAAATTAGAGTGGTCAGTTTGAAGTAGTAGCTGAGTCGCGATAAGAGCCGACGAAGTTGCTTGAATAACACCGCCGATATTCCCAGAAGCAACCGCAGTTACGTTTAAAGTAGCGTTGTTGGTCTCTGTGATGTTCTCGGCACTGTAAGCGCGGACACCCACGGTGTATGTCAAGCCGTTGATGAGATAGGTCGCCTTGTCGCCGAGCTGAAAAATGTTTGCGAATGTGGAACCCGACTGCACTTCTCCAGCGATGTTTGCCCCGACGAAAAGAGTTGTAGGAGCCACACTTGCCCCTAACGCAATATAAACCTTGTATCGAATAGGTGTAGCAGCAGCTCCAGTAGCGACTGACCAGTTTGCGGTTATCGATCCATCGTTGTTAGGAACAACGCTCGAAACGCCAGAGAAGGTCGGGGCGGTAGTATTTTGTACCGCTGTCTGAGGAAAGGTCTTCACTGCCTCTGAAAACAGATAACCCATCTTAAGACTCCCTTAATGAAGGCGAAGCGAGTACAGAAGGAGTTGGCGTCACAAGCACTCTAACCAAAGTCCCTACAGTATTTGGGATCGTTCCTAGCGATGTCCAGCTGGTTCCGTTATTCGTCGAGTACTGGAATGCCGTGGGGTTCGCAGAAGTATTGGCGCTAAAGATCAAGTTGCCGTTCGTATCGATCACTCTTGCGTAAAGAGTAGGGACGACGCTCGCGTAAACTTGAGTCATATACCAAGCGGTATAGTTTGGAGATCCGGTCCCTTGAGTAGTTTGGTCTTGATCAACGGACCAGTTATCAGACTGTTCTCCTGGGGGATAGCACGAGTATTGAGCATCAATGATCTGAGCGGGTACTCCGATCCCCTGGCTCGTAAGGGGGAAAGTAACGCAGAGTTGGAAGTAAGGCCCAATTCCCATTCCGCTGAGATCTGAACCCTTTACGATGCTCGTCCATCCGTTTGAAACAACCCCGGAAGTAATAGGAACCCCTACAGGAAGAGTTGCTGAGTTAAAGCTTGCATCCGTAGAAGTGGCGGCGCTTCGAATCCAGAAAGCTGGCTCGTTAGTTAGAGAAAAGATTGCGGCTGTGTTGTTGATATATTTAAGCGTAGTGCCAGATGGAACACTTTGAACCGCGCTGATGATTGCTGAGTTCCCAAAAGAACCCGCAGAGAAAAGATCAGTAAAGATAATCCCTCTTTGCCCTGTAGCGCCGCTAGAGATAAACATCCAGCCCCCGTAGCAACTTACATCGGTGATCGTCACAGCCCCAGGAGGAACCGTGATTGGGTTAAGGGTTTCGAAGTACTGGTTGTTAGATCCTCCAAAGACAGAAGTGATGTTCGAGGGCTGGTAAGGCTTGAGAACAAAAATAGATCCGGTCACCGAATAGATGAACTGGTCGATATCGGACGCATTCCCTTGACCCGAGTATGTACCGTTAGCCACGGCTGGTGTTGTGATATCGACACCCGTTCCTGTGATATTAATCCCAGAAAAGGTCATTGAGGCCCAAGTAGTGCCTAGAGATGTAAGATCTGTAATTTTCCCTATGTACAGAGCTGTAGTCGTCATGAAGTAAATGCAGTCCTGTCCATTCAAGGCCGAGCTTGCTGGAGCGTTCACTGGTTTGCAGTAACCAGAGGAGTTATTCGTTAAAAGCGTTCCGAGAGTAAACGCAGGGAGAATCCCAGTTTTAATATTAAAGAGAGAGCTTGAAATACCGAATGCTCTCATCATGGTAAAGTTAGAAGTTGTAGATGTTGGAGTAACCGCTGCTCCTCCCAAAGTAGTAGAGAGATTGAACTGCCATGCGCCAGAGACGTTCTGAAGATCACGAACAAAGTAGACGTTCGCTGCCGTTTGGCTAGTCCCAGGAGCCCAAGGAGTGGTGTTGGTCGGAACGTTTCCGGTGCCATTCATCAAAACAACTGCATCCCCGTTCGTTACGTTGTACCCATTCTGAGAAGCCATTTGATAAAAAGCTGCAGGAGAAGTCCCTGCGTAAGTCGTAGTCTTGGCGCTCACTCCATTGGTAACCGTTCCATCGACGGATGGAGTTCCGGCTAAATCCCAAGAGAAAACCTGTGGAAGAGCAATCGTTCCGTTTAATTGATAAACCTTCGTGTTGAGTGCAGAGTTTGAAGATGAATACGGAAGTGCCACTCCCCATGCAGTCGTAGCAACGTGAGCAACTCCCACGTTTGCAGGGTCTTGAAGGAAGTAAACTGCCTTTTGACTCGGACCAGAGGCAGAGTAAATAGTGGTCGATCCCACTGTGAAATCTGCAGTCGAGAGACCAAGAGCAGCATAAGTTCCACCGTTCGTAGCGACAGACCCCCCGGTGGACAAAAGAAGGTTAATCACTCCACCCGACTCGTAAACCTTAAACCCACGGAACGTATAGGTAGTCACAGCAGAGTTTGCGAGGGACATGATCACTTTCCCTACATAGGAATAAGTGCCGTTAGAACTATTGAAATTAAATAAAGCGATCGAAGGATTAGCGCTTGCCCCACTCACGACGAATAAATGCTGAGTCGTAGGGTTATAGAACGACATGAGCGGCGAGAACCCGGCAAGAGTTTGCACGTCGATGAATTGAGTTCTAGAAGGCCCTAAAGCTTGTTGCCCTTGAAGAGTCTTTTGAAACACGCGGCCTAAAAGAGTCGTGACGCCGTTGTTAGAGTAGGTTGTTTGAATCGCGTTTTGTAAACCGACTTGAAATGTTTTCATCCCGTGTATGCCTCAAAAGCCGTGGGCGGCGTTGTTAAAATCGTGTTAGCCCGATCAGAGGTCAGGAGATTAACACTGACTAGATAGTAAATTCCTTGAATCGTATTGGGGTCGCTGAGGTCAATGAATGTTGCGACTGACTCCTCACTCTCAAGAACTTGGAGAGTAAACCCCTCGGTATTTGCGACCGAGGATGCGGCCTGTATCTCCACGAGTTCAGTAAGGGTAAACCTGTTCTTTAGAGCAAGCTTCGTTATCTTCATGGACGCAGAACCGTTTGAGACGAGAGAGCTTCCGTTAAAAGTCCACCCTACTTGAGGCTGTGGGACGGCCTGGGTAATGTCGATTGCGGCCTGGTATTGAGAGGCGACCTCAGAATAAGACGTTCCACCATCGTCGGGGATCGTCACGATTGAAACGACCATGCTGTTTTGAACTAGAGCGCAAAGCATTTACGTATTCCCCTGGTTAGGTAGGGCCGTGGGTCCTTCGATCTGAAAGAACAAATGACCGCAGAGAATACCTGCGAAGAACGGGATACCGGGGCAGTGCCAGGACCATCTCCAGATCACCGCACTAATCGTCGTGGGAGTTCCCCACTTGAGATAAACGAGAACGTCCCAAACCACCCAGATCAGGCAGGTAAGAAGAATGAACAACTGTGTGACGGTCTTCTTAGTCATTACCCACCCAGGATAATGCTTTTAATTTTCGAGAACAACCGTTTCATTTTGTCCTCCTTCTTCGCGTCCTTAGCTTCGGGCTTCTCGGCTGGATCTTGCTCAGTTGTTTCCGCGCCTTCTTCTCCTGGCATAGTAGGCATAGGCTTCTCGATGATCTCATCCCGAGGGTCGAACCCAAGAGTGTCGCGCATCTTATTGAGATCGTTCAGGTCGTTCGCGTCGATAACTCCAGCATTAATACCGGACTCGTACATCGCCATCTCTTTTTCGATCTCTTCTTGGCTTAGGTTGCGCTTGGAGAAAGAACCGAGGCCGTCCTTCTCCCATGCGGAGCGAGGGAAGTTATAGGCAATGATCGGCTTAACCAATTGCTGAAGGAGTACGTTCTCGAGCCCGGAGTTAACGGAGTCACAAATCTTATCAAAAGTCTTGGCGTGCTCCTGCCCCAGAGAGTAAGAGCCGGTTCCATCACCATTACCAAAGATGAGGCTTGGGAGGAGTAATCCTCGGAGAATCGATTGGTTACAGAACTGAGCAGCCGCAATAAAGTCCTGAATATTAGAAGCTTGAGGCATGAACTCAACGTCATACATTTCGCCTTTCTTACCAGGAAGAAGGATCGTGGAATCGTTATGCACGTTCTTAAAGGCGTCTCTCGCAGCAAAGTCGGCACGAATGCCCTTCTTGGCCTGACCCCTGAACTGTTGAAGACCAGATCCGTCGTCTTGGTTTCCGTCTTCTAGCATTGCATTCGGATCGCAGAACACGACAGTCAAAGCGGTTCCCTTACGATCCAGGGCGATCATTTGCATCTGAAGGATCGCGTCCTTCATGACGTAGTATTTATAAATCCGTCTTAAGAGTGATCTTCCGTAAGGATTTCCGAACTGACCTTGAGCATTGAAGGAGTAATGAATGCACTTCTGGCGGGGGATGCGGATCGAAAGGTAGTTGAAGCTGTTAGCTGTACGGAGAGGAAAAGGTAAATCACCAAGCTTAGCGTAAGCATCAGGACGATCAGCGCCATAGAAACCAGAGCCCATACCGCCCATCGTATAACCGAGGCCGTTACCTTGAAGATACGGGTTGTAGTTTCTTTGGTACTGCATGATGCCATCGGGGGTAAGCTCACCAGTGCGCTCCGTTTCGAATAGAACCGTGTTCGGTGGTAGGACGATAACTTTTTGGGGAACGAATCCCACATCCTTGTTCGCCCAGACCTGCTCTCCAACGGAGAAGCCTGCCCAAGTAGCGGAGAGAAGTTCCTTTATCAGGTTCGTCTGACCGCCTTCGATCCCCTCGAGGGCCATATTAACAAACTCTGTAATTTCTTTCGACTTATGTTGATAGCGCCCAAGGCGAGCTGCCAGGCAGGAAGTCAGGAAGTCCACGCCGGAGCCGATCGTGTCGTCTGTGTCGACCATCCGCTTGTAGGTCTCGACCGATACAGTGCTGGGGTTCTGAACGAACTTATAGAGCTGGTTAAAGAGGGCTGGGATCGATGTCCCGCGCTGCTTCTCTAGGTCTTCGAAGGTCTCAATCTCAGCGTGTCGCGCATAGAGAACGTCTTCTAAGGCGTCGTCTACATCCTCGTACTCAGGCAGTGGATTGTCTTTATCGAGGTCGTTGATATGCGGATCGGCCATGGACTAATCCTAATGGCAAGCTTTGTAGTAGTCCAGCAGGGATGGCAGCATTCGATCCTTCTCGGAGATCGTCACGCCTTGTTCTTCTTTTAATCCCCAGTCTATTCCTGACTCCATTGGGTTAATCCCACCATCAGACTCCTTGTCGTAAAGAGTGGTGCATTTGTATTGAACGATGCAATCAGTCAGACTTCTGAACCCGTGAGCGAACCCTGGAGGGATGTAGAAGAACTGTCTAAAGCCTTCCTTCGTAGGACCGAGCTTTACTGAGTAGGTTTGGCCGAAGGTCTCGCCAGGTCGAAGATCAATACATACATCCTGAATGTGCCCACGGATCGCGGTAACGAGTTTCCCTTGGGGGTTGTTCTTCTGTAGGTGCATCCCGCGAATCACGTTCGCCTTAGATTCACTTATATTGTCTTGTGGGAATTCCGTAGGTAGCGCTAAGAGTTCAAACACCCTCTTGTTGAAGCTCTCCATGAATGAGCCGCGATCGTCGATATACCTGGGTAAGGTAATAAGCTTGGGCCCGCCTTTACCGAACCCGTGAACTAAGTACTGCTGTCCATTGTGGTTAAGTTGAGATTCGTTTGAAGATCTTTCAGCGCCTGCTCTCTCTGATCCTTCGCCATCGCGTCTAAACATATCTGGTAGTTCTCCATGCAGATCTCAACCCCTCGAAGCATTCCCCGAAGGTAGGTCTCTTTGTTATCGTCCCCTGCTTCCATCGCTGCTCTAACATAAGCAAGCGTGATGTCCTTTACGTCCGAAACCGATTCTACGAAGTCCGCGTCTACGATTACGTTGGCTCGTGTTTCAGATACCATCTAACGGTCTCCTTCAACCTTTCGAAGTACAGCTCGTGTAACGGCTTCCAGTTGAGCATCTTCTTGGCATGTGAGCAATCAATGGCGTAACGCTGGTCATCGGTCGGGCGGTCGTTTGTATGTTCTATTACGAGGTCCGTCGGGAGTTTGATCTTTTGTTCTTCCGCGACTTCTTGGCAAGCAATCCAGCAGTCTTGTACGACTTCGAGATTTGTTCTTTCACACTCTCCCCCAAGTAAATAAGTACCTCCCGGGCTGCCATTAGCAATAGCTGCGAGGATTCCTCGGCAGTGATCGTCAACCCAGATCCAGTCTCTAACTTGATTGCCTGGTCCGTAGAGAGTGACCGGCTCTCCTTTGAGGATTCTCTTGATCGTCTTGGGGATGAGCTTCTCTGAATGCTGGTTCGCACCGAAGTTGTTCGAGCAGTTCGTGATTCTCGTATTGAGCCCGTAGGTGTGGTGGTAAGCGGATACGAGGTGGTCGCTTGCTGCTTTACTTGCTGAATAAGGACTCCTTGGATCGTACGGAGTGCTTTCTTTAAACTTTGATCCTTCTTGCGCGACACCGTAAACCTCGTCTGTTGATACGTGATGGAAGATTGCTTTGCTTTTTGACCTGCGAAGACCCTCGAGAAGATTGAACGTCCCAAGGATATTCGTATCGATGAACTTCTCTGGTCCCTCTATTGATCTACAAACATGGGACTCAGCGGCAAGGTGTATGACCACATCGAATACTAAGCCCTCGAGGGGGAATGTGCGGATATCATTCGGCAGAGCGAAGAATCTATCTTTAAGTTTTTGGTTCGACTGGACCACCGTGTAAACCCAGAGCGGCCTTGCTGCGTAGGTGTGGGAGTCCATTCCGTAGATATCCCAGTCAGTATCACTGAGGATCATCCGAGTAAGGTTCGAGCCGATGAACCCAGCCCATCCTGTGATTAGAACTTTCATTCCAGCTCCATGACAGCTTCTTCCTCGAGCGCTTCTCCGTCCCTTGGAAATGTTACTTCTGCTCCGCGAACTAAGGCGTAAAGACATTGCATCAGTACATTACGAAACACATTAATGTTCGAGAGCAATAGATTCTTCTGAATGTATTCGAACCCAAGCGCGTGCTGCTGTGCCATCTCATCTGGATTAGCGATAGCGTATTCGAGGCAGTCCCTAAATTCCTCTGGTGTGGAATAGGTGAGGCATCCGGGTTTATCTTCCCACTCCTGCCATCTCGGAGCGATACAGATTGCCCCAGCGAGAGAAGCTTCGATCCAAGCGATGTTCGACTTGCAGCGGTTAAACATGGAGTCGTGAAGCGGCACGATCTGAATAGATGGGTTCGTCTTCGTGATGAACTGGAAGTAATCGTTTATTCCCATTGGAGGTACAACGATGGCCTGCTTGCGAGGCATGTTCTGAGTCAGGTACCACGGGTTATCCCCAATGAAGGTAAACGTGGACTCCTGATGCTTGTTAGCAAACTCCGCAACCTCTGGTGCGTACTCCATGATGTCTCGCATGTGCGTTCTTGATCCGCGCCAGTTGATGTGCGGCTTAAATTTAAACGGCTGCTTCAGACGCAAGTACTTATCGTGAAGAGCGTTGTGAACCACGTAGACTCGCTCATTCAAAACGTGGCCTTTAGGTTGAAGGCAACGCTTGAGCTGTTCCGTGGATACGGTCACCACGTCTGCCATCCGAATAATCTTAACGATGTTGTTATGCACTTCGCGCTTCATGTATGCGTCGTAAGCTGGGTTATCTTGAGGAACTTCGAATAGGAAGTCGTCGTAATCAATCCAGAGCGGTGTTCCGTTGATCTTGCACATCTCCGCTACTTTGGCGTGCCCGTCCGTACTGGGTCTCTGCATGAACACGAAGTCCACGAGATCTAAGATCGACTCGTCCACCGTGTCAGAGGTTACTATGTTAAAATTAAATTCTTTCCGCAGTAAGGCGAATGGTCCCATGCCTCGATAGAGTGAGGTCGCGTCGTTTCTATTCGGGATAATAAGTAGAACGTTAATCATTTTAGGATCTCCCAGAGGCCGTAGCCCATGAATGCACAAAGAACGATAAAGAGGATTGGAACTTCAAGATTGAACCAAGTGATTCGAGTGCGGAGCCATCGGTCCCAAATAGGAATGTGGCTGATCTTCTCCAATCGGTAGTCGTTCAGGTACTTGCGTTGCTTCAGCACGAACTCTCTCGCTTCAGCTTCCTCACTAAAGCAGCGATCCTTAAGACGCGCTCCTTGTTTGTAAATCACTCGCCAAAGAACCTTGCTCATGTCGCTCTCCCGTATAATCTTTTCGGTCCGATGAAATCACCGGGTTTAAAGTCTTTTTCTTTGCAGGCAACCTCTATGACTTTTAGATAAAGAACAAAATCATCCGTCATGATCGTGCCGAGAGACCCGTAAACCATCCCGAGGAGAAACCAAGCACTTGCTGGGTCTGTGTATACGGGTTCGCATTGAGACATCTTGGTCATCATCGCGTGAGTTTCTTTGGGGAATCTCCGCGCGTGTTGGAGAAGTATCTTTAGGCTCTTAAGACAACGGCGCTCAGTTAGCTGGTCCATTGTCGTCCTGGGGCTTCGTAGCTGTTTCTGATCTATGAATTGGGATTCGCTTATCACATCGGAAGAGAAGTCTGCACTTACGGCCCATGATCGAGCTGACAGTGACTTCTATGATTCCGTCGGATGTGTGAAGCATGACTGATTGTTGCGTATATCGGGTGATCACTAAGCCACCCCTCTTGTTCTCTTTCTTGTCCATTCATTGAACCTCTGTGAGATTCGTCCCACGAGAAGATTCAGAGAGCAATAACTATTTCGGTCCAAGTAAAGTTGATGCGAGAGAGGGAACGCCTTTGATGATCGAACCGCGACTGCCTGGGGGGAAGAGTTTCCACACAGCATAACCAGCGGCATCCGAAGCGTGGGTTCTATTCATATCACCACAGGAGTCGAGCTTACCTTGTCCCTTGTTCACGTTCTGCTTCCAACCCACGATCTTTAAGTCCCCGTGAAGGTAAGGACATCCTTCTGGATCGTAGGTCTGATTCATTTCCCCGAGTCCGTTCTTAAACATTCGGTTCATGTTCTCGACTCGGTTTCTAACTAAAGGATTGTTCCCCTGGTCCTGGTCGATCGTGAAAGAGCAGGCGTGCTCCCGGAATGTCATCGCCATCTGGTCGTAGTCTGGCTTTCCAGCGTTCGAAGTGGTTGCTCTCGCACCCGACCTATCCCCGAATACTCTGTAGTGAAAGCCTGGGAAGAGACCTATGAGCTTCAGCGTCATAGATACAGTGCTCATCCTGTTTCCAGACACTTCCTTAAACCAATGAATCTTCTTCCTGTCCTGGGACATCTGTCCGACCACCCAAACATGAGGAGCTGGGTCGAAGTTAAAGTCACACCCCACGATGAGGGGCCTATTGGGATCTGGGTACTTAAAGCCCCAAGGAGCTCTCGGTTTACAGTTCTCCCCGCCAGCAGAGTAATAAGCTTTACCCCCGTAGACGTTGACGTGCTGCGCATCTAACTCCTGAGCCACCATCAGCTCCGAATAGGATTGTCTGAGCCCTTCATAGAACTCTCTGGAAATGATCCCAGCGAACACGGCTTCCTCTGTACGAACGTGCATGGACCCGTAGAGGTTAGAGCCTTCCTTGTACTTGAAACGCTTGTAGGACCAATCCTCGCCATTCGTGGTGGTTGTGACTAGGCCTTTGATATAGTCCGACTCCCGCAGACGAGAGAGAACCACGTCGTGAGCTTCTTGAGGGGTGTCCCGAACCTCATCAAGCCAGTACCAGGACGCTTCGATACCCCGAATAGGGGCCGGGTCTGCCATCACACGAGTAAAGATCGTAGTCACTGCCCCGGTCCAGGGGGATCTAATTAGAAGAATGTTCGCGTAATCCTTGAAGGCTCGGGTCACTCCCCATCTCGCTGGAGGCTGTCTATCAATCACGAACTCGAAGCCATACTCGTTCAGCCAATAGAACAGCTCCCGGAGAGTCGCTGTGCTGAGCTGGATGTAGTTATTCGCCCCGATGATCCCCGTGAGGCCTGGTTTCTCTAGGACGTGCTTAATCACGAAGTGGGAGCCGGTGAACGTCTTCCCAGAGCTCACACCAGCATAAAAGGCAAAGTGTGTGTAGGGGTTGTTAATCGCGTTCCGCTGCCAGGATTGAAGCGGGATGATCTTTAAGTCCATCAGTCCTCGAACTCTTCAGCCGGGAGAACTTCAGGGGCTTCTTCGTCTACTTGGGGCTTATCGTAAAATGCGTCTTTAGGAATCTGAGGCTGTGCGTCCTGCCAGATGATATTTACTACTGCTGGGTTCTTCTCCGCGTCGCTCTCCCTTGGCTCGTTACTAAACCCAAGCATGTTCTTGGAGAGCCAAATGAGCATCATGTTGTCTCCGTCCAATGCCTTCGTCCACATCTTGCGTTTTAGCGAGAGCTTACCGAATGAAGATAACTCTATGTAAACCTTACCGAATGTCTGACCATAGGTGTTAACGCACCATCGCTGCAGTGTGTCTGGCTGAACCTTAAAGAACGAAGAAACCTCATTCAAAGTCATATGATAGGAGCAGAGAGACTCGAAGTCCCCCTTATTGATCTGTTTAGGTCTCCGTCCCTGTTGACGGTATTCCTTTTCGGTTTGTGGCCGCTCCTCTTCTGGTGGGAGCACTTCTGGATCTGGCCCCTCGCTGGGCATAGATTACACCTGATCGGGTTCGACTTGGACGCCGTAGTCTTCAACAAGGGCGAGCGTGCATTGTCTGAGGTAAGAGCCTAGATCTGTGACATTCCGCTCGCAGATAAACATTGCCTTCTTCTTTACGTCCTCTGGGATGCGTACTGAGAACACGGGAGTAGCCCCTGGGGTTCTCTTAGAGTCTGCGGCTGCTTCTAGGCAATCGTGGATGGTGGTTTCTGGGGCTAGGTTGGTTTCGGGGAGTTCGAGTTCAGTCATACTGTGAGCGTATTACGGTCTTTAATCTTCAGTCAAGTGTCAGACCGCAATCTTATCCATGTGAATGAGCTGCTAGCTCGATAAGTTCCCGGTTGAAGGGCAGATGGTACCCACCCCGATTGGATGACCCAATCCTCAAGCCTGAATATTAGTAATCGTCTCCACTGCCGTCAATCCAATAGCTAGGGCGCTCCAGCAGTCCCCGCTAAAACCATAAAGCTTGCCCGGCTTCTTTTTAGTCCCTGGCTCGCCGAAGCGGTCTATGAGTGCCTGGCGAATATTAGGGTCCTTGGCTTTCATCGTTCTGCAGATATGCATCTTCACCTGAGATCTTTTAATCAAGAGCTGAGGGACCCGTCTTCCGGCTTCCTGAAGCATTCCGATATAGCGGCAAGTGTCGTAGGTTGTGGCACCCACCGCCATCCCATGATTCTCCATCGTCTCAATAGCCAACAGACTTAAATCGAGATTCGGTATTCTTAAGGATTCCAAGAGGATCTCATTCTTTACCTTCGCGAAGTTTACGATTCTCGTACCTTCCTTCTCAAATAAGACGAAAGCGCTTTCAAAGGTTCCGGGGTCGATCGATAAAATCAAGCTAACCTCTTTCTATGGATGACGATGAGTTTGAACGTCCGAGTGGGTATGATCCAACTCCACCTGGGTTTGAAAAGGGAAAGAAAAGGAAAAGATGATCATTTCTTCTCCAGTTCGGCGAGAACGTCACGAGCATAATAGTGCCTCGTAACCACAGGACCATCGTGTTTTTGTACGAACTCGTTTTCCATTTTCTTTAAAGCTCCCTTCGCCTTGTCGATCTGAGCTCGGAGGGAGTCGCGCTCATCCTGCAACTTAAACGCTTCTTTCCCATTTATCACTGAGCGCTGTTTCCAAGTCTCTATCTCCGCATCCTGAGCCGCGATGTGGTCAAGGAGTTCTTGCTGATAATATTGATTCGAACTACCCGTCCATTCTCTAATTTCTTGCAGCCTTTCGGGCGACAGCTTCTTACTCATGGGCCATAGTCCTGACTTCTTTAGCTCTAAATTCATCTTCAGCATTCTGCGGGATTGGGTCATTTGGAAACCTCAAGAAGACTAAACACGACTCTGTCGGCATCGATTGGATAAACATCCCCGATAATTCGATCTAACGGGAGACAGTCTGAATAGTCTTGTCCCCCATGGGGGTCATACGGTCTTAGCTGGACCCGGTCGCCCTTCTGAAAGGCGCGATCATTATTTCGAATCTCGAAAGTCTTTGTGCCTTCAGCAACTCTTTTATAGTGTTCATAATAAATTTTTAATACGTGGGTCATTCTCTTCCTCTCCTTCTTTCACTTTAGGTCTGGGGCGCGGGGGATTTCAGGGCGTGAACACTCTGTAGAAACGAGCTATAATTCATATGGGCGTGATCTGTCATAACAGCGAGCTTTACAAGTTCATCCAGCTTCGCATCCGCGTACTCGTTCAACACTCGCTCTATTGAGTCAATCTTCTCTTGCCGAGACATTAGTAAACTACATAGCTCTGCTAATGCTTCCGCCACTACCCTCGCGCTTTTCATCTTCTCACCCAAATAGAATAAAGCCCGCAACCCTCACACCTAAGCTGCTTATGCATCTTTCTCATCTCTTCTGCCCAAAAGTGCCATTGCAGATATCCTTCGGGACAAGGGGGGTGTTTGCAGTTCATAAAACTAATCTCCTTGCGTTACGATTTGGGGTTCACTAGCTCAATCAACAAATCTCTAAACTGCTCGGGGGTGAGTTTACGTTGTCTTGCAGACAAGCGTTGGCAGACACCTGTCTTTATGGCCCGAGCTCTTTCCTCCTTGGAGTGAAAGCCTTCGTCTAGACGAAGGCCGTTCTTTGAGGGTCCCCATGTGAGTTCACGAAAGTCGATGTTTACGCCATAGAGCCAAGTCATCTTGCGAGCTGCGTGTCCATAGTGCCCTTGAGCGACGCAACATGCGCGCCCTCCAAACTCATCTGGGTCAGTCCAGCCTCCATTCCATTTCGGGATGGGAAGCTTGTAATATTTAAACGCGTGAGAGGCTTCGGGGTGCTCTAAAACGCCGCCATATTTTCTTACACACGCTAAGGCGAACTCAAAACAGCCGTTATCATCCCCGAGCTTCTTTCGAATAGTAACGCTAGGCCCCCCAAACCAGTAACGACCCCATCGCTCGCAGGGTGGATGTGCGACAACCTTAAAAGGCCCCCGGTATTTTTTAGCATCCCTGTCCTCATCCCATGGATCGACCTGGTCAATTCCAAAGTAAGGACCATTTTTGAGAACAAACAAGGCCGCTATCATAAACTCCCCTTTATCCCGCTACCCGGTTACGTTTTGAGGTTTTCTTTTTCTTCTTGGCCAAAATATGATCACAAAATCGCTTGAGCTTTCTGATAGAGCGGTCGCTAATAAAACCATTATTTTCATCGCTCCCAACCCAAATGTATGGGCTGTGTCCACCAATTAGATGAATTGTTATTTCTGGACCAAATGATATTTGGGCTTTTATTTCGCTATTCATTCAACTCCTCCTGTTTAAAGATGCGTTTTGAAAAGTTCCAGACGCTCAAGATTAGAAATAAGCTTGTACTGAGGAACAGACAGGCCATTCTCAGTCATAAACTCTTCTGCCCAAGACACGGTTACGCGGGAAACCTCGTTATTCGCTGGAATGTCGCCCTTAGATATTCCGAGGAACCATCTCTCAGCGAGACGATCCGAATTGGGTCTGAGATCAATTCCAAGGTTGTCGTATTTCTCGTTTCTAATATTCGCGACGGTTCCAACGAGACACGCACACTCCCCTTGATACTGAGAGCCATCTATCTTTCCGCGCATCAGAGCATCGTAAAGTCCAACCACCTCATTCTTAGAAATCGAAAGAACTTTGAAAAAGTCCTCTTTAATTTCTTTGAGGTCCGCAGAGCGGAGGTTCGCATAGCGGAGGTCCGCAGAGCTGAGGTTCGCATAGCTGAGGTCCGCAGAGCGGAGGTCCGCAGAGCGGAGGTCCGCAGAGCTGAGGTTCGCATAGCTGAGGTCCGCATAGCTGAGGTCCGCATAGCTGAGGTCCGCAGAGCGGAGGTTCGCAGAGCGGAGGTTCGCAGAGCGGAGGTCCGCAGAGCGGAGGTCCGCCCTCTCGCCGCCGGTCTCGCCCATCACCCATTTGCGATGTTTCTCTAAAATATTTTTAAGCTCTTGTGCTTGCATTTCAACTCCTCCTATTTAAAGCTACGTTTTGAGGTTGTCACTTATTCGTAATCGTTCCCGTGTTGACCATCTCCATGGCAGTGCTCGGAGAGGGAGAAGCGCTCGCCTGGGGTGAAGCTGAGGGGCTAGGACTCGGTACTACGGTTAGAGTCGAGCAGCTTGCCAGGAGAATTATGGGGAGGAGGGATAGTAATTTCATTTTTAGGTTCCTTGTTTAGTTTTAGATTTTCAAAAGGCCGATAATGCAAAGGGCGGCTAGCAGATCCCTTAAGAATAGAAACGTCGTCGGTTCGATTGTCATTAATTATGCACCCAACGTTTTCGTAAATCACAAAACTCCCAACCATTTTGAATTAGCCAAGCCTTTACTCCTGGGTATTTTTCCGAGAGCCAGAGGACCCCTTTAGAGTGCCTTTGTACATGCTCTTTCCGACATAAAGGCATAATGTTCCAATACTCCTCCCCACCGCCGGCACCTCTTGTAACTTGGTGATCAGGATCAAGACCGCCAATTTTGCCGCACGCAGCACAGACCCCTTTCCTAGCTCTTTCCAGAACAAGCTTTTCGCTGCGCTGATCGTCGCGCTCCTGTTTCGTTTTCTTTGGGCGGCGATTTCTTCCTCGTTTTGGGCAAGCATAGACTCCGGCTTGTTCTTTTGACGCTCTTCCCATTTCTTAACCGTACTTTCTACTAGATCAGGTTCCATCGTGCTCACTGTGCAACCCGTTCTTCTACCGGCTTAGAAACTTTCTTCCGCTTCGCTCTGGAATGAATCGGACGATAAGCTGCTCTGACGTCTCCCTCGTCGATCATCGTGGCTGCTCCCAAAACCTGGTAGTAGTAGCCTTCTCTCGTTGTGAGAATTCCGGTAACTCTCCCATAGGCTTCGGGGGTGTCCTTGGCCGCGTAGTTAATCATCATTCCAACTTTGTACTTTGACTTTGCCATTTCATTTCTCCTTTTTAAAAAAAGGTAGGGTCAGTCAACCTCCGGGTACGACCCAGTGCTCCGATTCCCTACCTTCCGTTTCGCGCATTTCGGGGATACAGCGAAACTATCTTAAATCCACCAAACTCATTTTCGTTGCTTTACGTTCTTCTCTCATTGTTTCGGAAAGATCTTCGTTAAACTCTTCTGGAGTAACTTCTGCTGTGTCTTCTTCAGCCCCAACAACCGTCCCGTGTTGAATTGGTCCAAGGTGCATTTGCCGTTCTTCTGCCGTGAGCGCTCTTTCTTCGATGAGCTTATCTCCGTGCCAGACTTGGACAAGGTTGTTTTCGAAGAAGGTTTTTTGGATGCACTCTTCTTCTCTGCTTTCGCTTTGCTTGTCGATGATCGAATCAAGTTCGGCCTCTAAGCCCCTGAGGGCTGCTTTATGTTCTTCTTGCTTTACTTTGAAAGCGGTTTCCAAATCATGGATCTCGGCTTTCTTGGAACAACTGTCTTTATGAAGTTGCGCGTGATCTGCTACGCTTAATTCAACCTGAACTAAACGCGTAACTTTCCTCTCTTCAACTTCCAATTCTAGGGGCTGCTGGCTCATTCTCTTCTCCTATTATGTCAAAGCTCGGATCGAACTCTGGTTCACTGCTCATTTCAATTTCTTCTTTCGGTAAAACAATTGGATCTGGTTCTGCGAGAGAGTTAAGGCGATCCATTGCTCTCGTAGATGGTGTTGATTCGCTCGCTTGCTCTACGACTGTGTTAAAGTCGTATTCTGCGATAAAGACGCCCGAGAGAACATCTGGAAATGCGTCTTTAAGTGCCCAAGCCCTGGCTCGGCATTGGAGCATTCTCTGTGGGTATTTGCTCCAAATATCATTCCTGAAAAGACCGGCGTTCTTTGCGTCGTCAAGCGTGAATCTTCGAATAACTGGTGATAGGTTTTTCCTCTTCACCGTAAACGTAGAAGCGTAAGGCTTACCGTCTTTTTGTTCAAAATCATCTCGATAATCCTCCACCTTCCCAGAGCTTAAAACTAGCGCCAGAGGTAGGTCTCCGAATATCGCTGGGACTTGGTTCACAACCATAATCTTTCCGAGAGAAGAGATCACTGGAAGGCCAAGCTCCCTGCAAAGTTGCATGGCAACTAGCACCTTCTCAGTTGAGTTTAAAGATTTCGGCATTAAACCAGAGGCGTGGTATGCCTTAGCAATTCGGTATTGATCCTCAAAACTAGTTCCAACTAGTACTCCGTTCCCCTGCGCTTGTATGGTTTGGCGTTTGGATTTACTGTCTTCCGGTAGTACTCTGCCTTCCATTTTCTGCTGCACTTGCGGCACATTCTCATTCCCTTTTTGCTCGTGTAGATATTGCTCCCCGATAGTAGGTGCCCTCTGTGGCATTCCTTCTGGTTCATGTGGCCGTTTCTGACCCTCCCCTTCTGAGCCGCATCCTTCATGTTTGCTAGTTGATCCCCCAGGAACAGATGGTCCGGATTCACGCAAGGAGGGTTGTCGCACTGGTGCAGAACTCCAATTTTCTGTGGAATTGCTCCGTGTTTTTCCTGGTAGCTGAGCCTGTGAGATAGGTGCGTTTTTGGATAAATCTGATAACACCCGTACCCCGCCTTGTTTTTCGCCGACGTCCATATCCAACACGTCTCCGTTTTCTTTACCTTTGACCAAAATCTTTCCCCTAGTTGCATCTGTTACTCCTTGCGTGGTCATACTTGTCCTTCCAATTTCTTGAGCATCCATTCTGGGGCTTCTGCCATGTAGGTCATCTGGGGTTCTGGGAGCCAAACTCCGCTGTTGATCGCAGCATTGAGTTTAGACATCGCTTGGTTCGCTAGAATATCTCCGCAGGTCAACATAGATTCTCCGATCTCCTGAACCGTAACGAGATACGGCGGTTCTTTTTCGACCGCGATGAACTTGAATTTCATGTTCTTGCGCTTCGTAATCTTGATCGCTCCCGCTAGGTAGAGCCACGCTTGGATGAAATAAAAATTCTTTACTATCTGCTTCTCGAACTCCTGACTGTAGGCATTCCTAGTCGTCTTGAGATCGATGATCGTATTAATATCTTCGCGGAAAATATCGACCCTAGTTCTGCATCGAAAGCCGTTCAAATTAAAGAACCCCGAAAGCTCTGTAATCCCGCCCTTCAACAAGTCCGCCGCCTCTTTGTGTTTCAAAAGTGATTCAAGCATTCCAGAAAGTTGGTCCCGTTCTTCGGCGCTCTCTACGATAATCGCATCTTTGGGCTGGTCCGCGTACCAGGCTGCCTTCTTTGCTTTTGCTTCGGCTGATTGTGTGGAGGGTCTTCCATCTTTCGTTAGGCCTGTAAATTCTGGAACAACTTTGTAGCGTCTTAGAAATTCGTCGCGCTCTAAAACTGCCTTATGAAACTTGCTCCCAAAGCTTTGCGCCTCAGTGGCTTCTTTTTTTAAGCCTAGTGTCTTTTCTGCGAAGAGACGATGAATTCCGTAATCGGGATTGATAATCGCTGAAAGCTGACCGGAGCTGAGGGCCTCTTCTGCGTGGTAGATCTCTTCAGGAAGGTTCTCGACGAACTTTTCTTCCTTCCAAGATTTAAGATATTTTTTGAAATCGTATTCTTTGTTTTCCATTCTGGAAATTCCCCGTTCTTTTTGTATTACTTCTTGTTCGTTGTTTGTAAAGCTGTTTTTAAAATAAATCTGTTCTATTTTTCATCGTTTTAAACTCCGATAAAAGCGTCCTAATCATTCGGTTCATAGAATGATCTTTGAATACTACGCCGGTCTTTAGTTTCCACTTTAGGTACTTCTCTAGCCTGCCTGTTTGCGCTAACCGCCCAGTAGGGGATCTCTTTTTCTTCACATTCTTTGAACTCATCCTGCGCGGAGTTAACCTTGCCGATGTGGTACTTTTCTTCATATCCGTTCCTTTTCACATCGTAGGCGCAGACAGCCGTATACCTGGCCCGCGATGAATCATACCTGTTTTTTACGGCTGAAATATAAGTCGGGTATTTGTAGAGATCTCCGGTCTCCCCGTCTGAGGGTGCGAGCAAAACGACCTTCGTTGCTATCTTGGTGATGTCGCTGGAGCCGTGAAAATCTTCGATGTTTGGAACAATCGATTGAAATCTCCTGTCTGATTTTCTGAGGTGTGCCAGCATCAAAATAGGCTTGGAACAGTCTTGCGAAAGTGTTTTGAGATTCTTGACTAAAGTTTTCATAGCGAGGTTCTCATTCTCGTTTTCAAAGTCGAAGTAATGCAGATGATCGATAATGATTAAATCCGTCTGGTCTTGAATCGAAAGAATTACCTGCGAGATGTTGTTTTCGTTCAAGTTGCTCTTGCCTTGGTAGTAAGTATTTAACCCTGGATATTTTTCTGACAAGAGAGCGTCGAATTCTGGATTGAGTGGATCTAAGATTTCGTTAAACTTTCCATTCATCCAATCCATGTAGTTGAAATGCTTGTCTTTGAATTTGCTCTTCATTGATCCGTAAACGTGATGAGCAACCATCGCGTATTTGATCCGGCGCTCAATTTCGTCCTTTTCCGCTTCGAGTGCAAAGAAATGAATCCTCTTGTGATCTGCGTTTGCAAGGGCACAAATGGTTGCTGCCTGGGTCTTTCCTACTCCGGTCTTCGATCCGAGAACAATAAAGTCGCTTGTTCTAATTCCTCCAAGACAGTCATCCAAATATTTAATTCCAAAACTGAGCGGCTTCTGGGGCTGTCTCCCTGCGGCTTCTGTTTTTAATCGCTCGCTCAGCTTTTTTATTTCGTCGAGTACGTTCGTGCTAAATTTTTTCTGATCTGTCATTTGGATGTCTCAAGTTCTGGAAACATTTCTTTTAAAATATTTACTGCTTCTTTCCCACTGTGTCCGTACCAACGAAGCCAACTAAAGAGCGTAGGACCGCCTTTTGAGGAAGATCCGATTCTAAACTCATGATCTATAAAACAACTTGTGCCCTTCCCGTTGACTGAAATATTAAACTTCCCGTTTGCATTTCTACTGAAAGAATAAGTCTCGTTGTTCACGTAGGGACTTCCAGAAAGTCTCTCAAGCCCATCAATGCAGTCGAGTCTCCAAACTTTCTCCCAGAAGTTAGCTCCTGTTTTCAGTTCCGTAATCTCTCGTTTAAATTCTTCACGTTCAGGTTTTGAAACGTCAGGATAGAAATTCGCCATCTGGTTTTGCGTGTAAGATACGTTGTACTCGAAAACTTTTTTTATTAAAAATGGCTCTGCTGGATTTTTCATGTGATTAAATCCCGGCATTCTGAGAACTCTGCAGATATCTCTCGCGTTCTTATCAGCCCCATAAAACGGAACTAATCGATCTAACATTACTGCGTCCCAGTATTGCGGTTCCCCATCCTTCGATCTCCACCAGACGTGGTATCCACGCTTACTCTCTACGACCAAAGAAGGAGTCAGCCCACTTTGAATTTTAATCTCCATCTCTGATTTGGTTCCAGTGTCAAGATCCACTGCCCAGGCTACGATCCGTTTTAGATTTTCTTTGCGTCTCGGTCCCTTGAAAGAATTTACCGATACAAATATTCCAAATCCTTGCTTATTCCATTCGTGAGCTTCTTTGGGGTTCACTGAAATCATCCCGCTTGGGGTAACGTCGTGCATCCGGTATAAACCTTGACTCATTCGGAGGTCTCCCGAAAATCGTAAAAGGGGACTTTCTTTTTAATTTCTTGAGAAGAACCAGTTTCGGCATCGAGCCAGTCTTTCCACTGGTTCATGAAAGTTCCAAACATGAGTAAGAACCTAGTTTCGGTTCCTGACTTTCGTTTTCGATAGTTTTGTATTGCGGTGAGTAAATCCGTTCGAAGCTCCTGGGTGATTATTTCTCTCTGGTAGATTTTATAACCCGCTTGTTTGCCCTCTCTGCGTGGGTATGCGTCATAGACTTCTAAAAATCCAACTGAATAGTCGAACTTGTTCGACGAAGTTTTCCTGTTCCCGGGTTTCGTTTGTTCGTGTGTTTGTTTGTTTGTCTGTATGTCTGTAGGGCACGTGACTAAAATGTTACTTAATGTTACTTCATGTAACTTCATGTTACTTGAAGTTACAAAAGTTAACATGCCGTAATCAATGAACATTGTTATCGCGCGGTCCTGAGTTGAGGGCGAAACGTGGTTAGTATTCTCTATAAAACCACTCTCCCAGACGATTGGTTGACCTTTTTTCTTCGACACTAGCGAGAGAATCACGATCCACATCCAACGTTGCTCACAATTGAACCTAAAAAACGACGGGCCGAACGGCATGTCATTTGAGATCCTAAACCAGGTGTGAGCCTTAGCGTCATTTCGGGGATTATACTTCTCCCAGTTTGCGACCGTGAGGGTTGCGCCATCGTACTTGCTAGCCATCAGTCTAACCCATAGTGTCTGCGCAAGCGCCAGAGCGTCGACAGATTAATTCCAAGACCCTCAGATGCTTCCCGAAGCGAAGGAGACAACCGCAAAGCGGTCTGGATTGCTTTTTTCTCCACCTGGGCTAGGGAATAGACTCTTTCTAGTTCCGGCGCACCCTGGGGCATTTCTGAGCGTTTAAACGGGAGTGCCCTTATGACACCATCTCTGTCTATCTCGATTGTGTAAATTACTGGTTCCACTTCTACCCCCCTCAAACTCTGTTCCGAACGCGCAAGATCGCACCACGCCACACCAGCGTTTTATTCGGGCACTGCTTTTTACTCTCTTGGGAAAATCGACTTCCCCGTGAATTTCGACTTAGGAGAGACGCGGTGGAGGAGACCCCCACCGCTTTGAATGTCTCTTGGAAAGTCGATTGAAAATCGTTTTATAGCCGGTCGTGCAAAAGGTAAAGCGCTTTTTGCTATCCGATGCACGATTGTCTTAAGACCGAGAACAGGAGCTGATCTTCAGGAAGCAGATAATGGTTGACGCGGGGCACATTAACGGTTACGCTGAGAGTCATAAGGAGGCACCATGCCTAATTTTGGACAAGTTGTCAGGATGAGTCGCGAAAAACGAGGCGAGAGCAAAAAGGCCCTTGCCACATATTTGAAGATTTCAGAGGGGTTTGTAAAGCACCTAGAATCGTCTAGGACGGTCCCGGTGAGCCCGAGAATAGTCGGAGCCCTCGCCAGGCATTATCGGCTGCCTAAAGCGAAACTGGAGCGGCTGGCGGCACGTCGGAATGTGGTCGCGCGGGCGTACTATCGGAATTACCGCAAGACTGGTTGAGCGGCGATGATTTTTGATTCGGCAAGGATGGACTCCGCTGCGGCGTTAATGTATAGCTTTTCCACCGAGCCAGTCGAGCTCCCTAAACCAGATAATGATTTTTTATGGTTAAATGCCGCCAGGACACGGATGTCTTTGGGGGCGTTATATTCCGATACGAAAACGGGCTCACTTTGATTCCTCACCCAGTCCCAAAAAATATCATGATCAAACGAATCGATATAACCGGCAGTTCCCTTATAGGGCGGGTCACAGTAAACCACCGAACGCGGCAAAATTGTTATGGACTCGTAGCTTTTACTAGAAAGCTCTAACCGCTCTAACTGCTCTAACTGCTCTAACTGCTCTAACTGCTGTAACCGCTCTAACCGCTCTAACTGCTGTAACTGCTGTAACCGCTCTAACCGCTCTAACTGCTGTAACTGCTGTAACCGCTCTAACCGCTCTAACCGCTCTAACTGCTCTAACTCACCCTTGCGGTCGCAAACAATAGACCGGCACATTAGCCTTCTGCCACGAATAGACAGATGCCCAGGAAAAGAAGTTATCTTTAAAAGATCTTCGGCGAGCGAATCAAATTCATTAAAAACAACCGCATTGTGAAGTGATTTTTTGTTCGTCTCGTTTTCAGCGCTGAAAAGATAGCTTTTTTGGTTATTTCCAAATGACCAGATGCAACGAGTATAAGCACAATTGGTCTTGTTTCTCTCGAAGTCTTCTCTACTGATCCACTTAGGTTTAAACACATCGTAATTGTACTTCCCAGCGATGGCGTCCGAAACCAGCCGAACGATGTCAGCTTTTATTTCGTTGTAAAAAAAACGGTTATATTTTTCAGACTTATGCAAAAGCATAAAATGAGAGACCGAAAAACCGCCACCAAACAAATCGTAAAAGTTTTCAGCAGCAGGGAAAAGGTGCCCTATTTTTTGAATCAGAGAATCCTTCGACCCCATATAGGGAATTCCATAATTACCCATTGTCGAGGATCACACCACAATTAGGACATTGCTTAAGGTCCGGTTCTTTTAAAACAGGATCAGCTTTTTTATCTGGCTCCTGAAATTCTGGCATTCTGAGATGTGTCTCGATGAAGATGGGCATTTCAATATCAGGAAGCCGGAAGTTTTCTAAACGGATCGGATCGATCTGAACGTCATTCAAAAAGTTCTTCAGTCCGGTCTCAGTTACTTTACCGTACTGACTTGCGGCACCCAAGAGAGCTTGTTTTGCCTCGTTGATATCCGCAGCGAATACTAGGGAATAAGGGATATTAGGAATCTCCCAGCCATCAGCCCGCATTCTTTTGAGAGCAGTAATTCTTTGATGTCCGTCGGTTATCCATTTCTTATCTTCATTCTCCCAGACGTGAAGGGAGAACTTAAATCCGATCTCGATAATTTCTTTTTTAAAAGCTTCGTAGTCGATATCTGAGAGACTTTTTAAATCTCCTTGAAGCGGAGAGAACTCATCTACAGGAGCAGACGCAACACCTTGGCATTCGATACGGACAATTTTCGTAGATTCCATAGTCACCTCTTTTCTGCGTAAACTTTGAGCCTAATGCCTCGGCAAGCTTTGCAAATCCTGCCCATTTTTTCAGGCCTGTCTTTTCTGTAGTAGGTGTTCTTTTCGTCAAAAGGATGTCCGTTTTTACAAGAGGTCTGGCTTTTAAGAGCTTTGGCTTTTGGATTCCAGGCTCGGTTTTTTTCAGCCATGTCGCGCATGTTATCCTTATGGGTTCCCAAGAACAGATGGTCCGGATTAACGCACGGAGGGTTGTCGCAGCGATGGAGAACCCAAAGGGTCTTTGGAATTTCGCCCTTATGGAGAGCGTAAAACGCTCGATGGGCATGCTCCCCGGTGCTTATCACCCCGTATCCTTTGCCGTTTTCTTTTTTGCAACCAAGATAGATCCAACAACCAGAAGAAGAGATCCGATAATTAGTTGGCCACTTTAAGCGGGAATTTTTCTTAGAACCCATATTATTTCTGCTCCGTTACGTTTTTTTTCTAAAATCTCAAGCTCTTTACCCACGTAATTAAACAGCAATTGCATGCCCTCTTCGTCCCATAAATGAAAGTGAATATTTGACCTCGAATCCAAACCGAATTTCACCCGGTCCTCAAGGGCTTGGCCACGCAAACCATCAATATGATAGTGCCATTCTGAAAGATGAATTATGTCTCCTCGCCCAGAACCGTTTTCATGGTCGTCAATCAGGTGGAGCAAAGTAGTGGTGGCCCTCGGCTTATCAAAGGTCTGTTCTTTATCAGGGAGAGCGCAGTAAACAATCCCTCCTGGCTTAAGGACTCGGCACCAATTCTTCAACGTTCCAATCGGATCGTGGCAGTGCTCCAGTACGTGGTTAGCAATTACGAAGTCGAGAGTGTCGTTATGAAAGTGGGTTAGAAATTCAGCGTCGTCCACTACGAGATCGTGAACCCTGGTTTGTACGTCTGGGTGGGCCTCTCCAGGGGGGAGTCTGTCAACGTAGGTCACTTTGGCCCCAGGTAAAACCTTGGTGGGAACGTGCAAACCGCCTATTTCGCAGCCAGAACCCCTTATATGCTTTCCCGCAAGCTGCTCACGAATCATGTGCCGATAGTCTCTGAGGAGCGGACCTAGGTCAACGGGCGTTTACGCTTTAAATTACTCTATAAATGTAGTATAGTATTCCCATACTTAGACGCTTCAAGAAGGGAGCAATATGAAAACGAAAATCCTTTTTCAGCCATCCCACAAACTCTCAAATCAAAAGTTCCAAGCGGAGTCAGATCGCCCGATCTCCGAAGAAGACGCGAAGCGCGAACAAGAGCGACTCGGATACCCCGTCATGGGCTATTCTTTTTATCGATTTAAAACCTACGAGCACGAAGGCAAGTTCATTGCGGAATGGTTGTGTTATGGAAACTGTGAATAAAGAAAAAAAGGAAGCGGCTGTCCCAGACATGTACGAGGCCATTAAAAACTTTCTAAGAAAAGCCGATACCGCTTGTCTAAACGGAACACCACATCCTGTTTTTGAGGATTATCAAAGACTCAGAGAAGCCATGAAGAAAGCCGAGGGGAAATGAAAATTCACGCTATGACGATGAGTTACAACAAGAGCGAATTGATCGACGAGGCTCTAAATTCTTTTTACGTTACCTGCGGAGAAGACCCAGAGACGCACGTCTTATTAGATCAACACTACCCATTGCCTTCGGTCAAATCTCACATGGCTCACACCGAGATGACAGCGAGCAATTACAAAATACTTTACCTCGACGCTAGAAAAAATGTTGGCTACCACGAGGGGATCAATCTCGTTGCAAAGACGCTCCCAGATGAAGACATCCTGATCAACTACGACCCGGACGCGATGGTAAAACACACCGGCTGGCTCCCGAAGATCCGAGAAGCTTTCGAGAGTGATCCTGATCTGGTGGTGGTCGGCCTGAACAACGAGTGTATCGACCGTGAACTCATTGAGCGTGGGCATCACGACCGTTTCCTAGAATCCGGGCTCGTCCTTCGCTACACGCACAAGGCCGTCGTCATGTCGATCATCGCTTGGAAGGTAGGTTTTATCCGAGAGGTCGGCGGACTCACTGAACCGTTTGAGTTTTACGGCGGTATCGAAGCTTGGATGTGGCCGAAGATCGTTGAGCGAGGAAAGAAGTGGGCAATCCTTCGGGACTACTGGGAGGACAACTCCCTCTGGTTCCAAGCTGACCCTCTCTACAACGAATGGAAGAAAGCTCACGCGGACTTTAACGGGTTCAAGGGCGACTTCGAAGCTTATCTGAAAGAGAAAGGCGTAACGTGAAACGCGTAATCGTAACCGGCTCAGCAGGACTTCTGGGGCATCACCTCGTTCAGTTCATCCTCGATAAAACGGACTGGCAGGTCTTCGGTCTGGACTACTTCGAGAACAAGAGGATCAGCTCCGAGAGGTTCCTTCAGACAGAAAGGGACCTGAGAATGCAATTACGGATGAACTGGGTAAAGCCGGACATCATCTTCAACTGCGCATCCAGGGCAGACGTATCGGCAAGCCTAGAAGACCCGAGATCCTTCATCAGGGACAACGTGGAGATGGTCATTACGATGCTGGACTTCGCGCGAGACCTCCCAGACCTACAGCGATTCATTCACGTTTCGACTGCGGAAGTTTACGGGCCGAACACCAGTCATAACGATTTTTCGGAGTGGTACGAGGGCGACCGCTTTATGCCGACCAACCCTTACGCAGCTTCAAAGTGCGCCCAGGAGGCCATCGCAACCTCCTATGCCAAAAGCTACAAGCTTCCGATCACGATCATGAACACCCAGAACATTTTCGGTGAGTACCAGCCTGAGAATAAGTTCATCCCCTCTACCGTGAAGAAGCTACTCAAGGGGGAAGAGATCGAAGTTCACGATTGCTATCGGAAGTGGATTCACGCAGAAAGCCTCTCTAAAATAATGCTCATGGTCGCAGGAATCCCAATGGCAACACCCAGATTTAAGATACACGCCGCCGGGGAGAAGCTGCCGAACGAGGAATTGGTTTGTCTGATAGCTCAGATCCTCAACGTAAAGGCAAAAATAAAACCAGGACAGGCAGACAGACCTGGACACGAAAAGGCGTACCTACTTGATTGCAGCCGACTCAGTTCAATAGGGGGAACGCCGCAAGACTTCTGCGAACTCCTAGGAAGAACAGTGAGGCACTATGCGGGTTTATGAGTAGACTTCGAGGGCTCTTTAAGTCCTTCGGGAAAGAAGAAATAAAATGAACCGTTCTCCATCCTGCGCATGCTCTGCATGTCGGGACGGGCGTGAATGCTGCTGTAATGTGAGATTAGGCTTCGACGTTCAAGTTCCGGATTTTTCGGTTTCGATCCACGATGAACTAGAGAAGCATGCCACAGCAACACATCTCCCTTCTTACCAAGAAATCGAGCAGTTTTTATTCCACGCTCTTGAATCTCATTTTCGCATGCGGTTCCCACCCATGATTGCGAATCACTTGGCCAGGTCGGTAGATCTGGATTTTGTCCCACCTGCCGCATCCGACTCCAGACTTTGGACCGCTCGATTACGGGCCAGCGATGCGAACCAGGAACGTATTCGAAGGGGCCGGCATCTTCGTGCACATCTTCTAGAGCTATCCAGGCAGCGATATATCTCTCCCCCACATACTCAGGATTTAGATACCTGTCCTGATGCCAAGCCCTCTCCGTGGACTGAAAGCCTGTTAAGCACAAATGGAGACCCGGTTCGTGGCCACCAATTAGCGGACGAATGGCTTCAGTCAGCGGACGAAAACAAGCCAGTTCCTTCATGGACTGAACACGAAGATACGGAACTGCATCGTTCCAACCCGGACGCCACTTGTCTGTACTGCCAATTAAATTGGTTCTTTCCTGAACATACGCCTCGATCAAATCGTGAGGGATGAAGTCCTTTAGATGAAGAACGCCTTCTTCGTCCCACTGCTGAATCCCCGTCTGCTGTAATCGCGGGGTACCTAAGGTCGATATCTCTTGAAAAGTCACTTCACCGTTCATTTTTGAACTCCTTGGAAAATAAAACTTATCAGTACGGGCGTATGATCGTAGTTACATTTATTCCCCAGCTCACGACAGGCTAGTGCTAATTCCTTCTGCATCTCATTCACTTGAGACGGCGGGAAGCAAATCGCAGGGCCATCCCCTAAAGCCGTGTTACCGACGAGGAGATTCACGTACTCGTCCTGAGTAATATTCTTAGCGAAACCCGTATTAGTTTCCGCGCACTGGCCGCTTCCGTCAGGAGTTTGCTTGCACCCGAAGAAGTTATGAACCGTCACGCAGGCATTAAGAGCCAGGCATGCGGAGAAACACAGAGAGAGTCTGAAGAGAAACTGCTTTTTCGGTCTGGTAGGCATTCGAGTTTACCCCATCCTGTTTCGCGATCAGCGCGAGCTTTAAGTTTTCAGTCGTATAAGCCTTCATATGAGCCGCGCTTACAAACTTAATTTCCGTTACATCAATGAAGAGTCTTAGTTGGTTAAACACCACGTTAGAGATGACGTCAATAATCGCGTTATCAATAGTCCCAAGGATAGGAGCGTTGAGCTCTGGCACCGCTACGAATAGAGCGGCCTTCCCGGCATCAATCATGGGCTTCCAGAATAGGTCGTAGGCGATTTGTTCGGCTTGGGTGAGTGTAGGAGATACTGAGGTCGTCATAAGATTGGGCTCGCCCTCTGGGGAAGACGAGCCCTAAGAATTACTGAGCTGCAAGGTTGGCGTCAACCATCGCGTCTGCCGCTGCGATTTCAGGAGCAAGAGCCGGAACAGCTTTTTCAGCCAAAGCGGCCAAAGCGTCAACCAATTCCTTCTCACTCACGTCTACTTCGATAGAAGCAGAACCCTTAAGAACTCCAGCAAACTCACCACCACCGGCAGCAGCAGCGAGAGAGACCTTCACGGTTGCTACTCCAGCAGCCACTACGATTTCGATTTGACCAGCAGAACCAACTTTAATCACTTTATCTACAGACATTTGAGAACCCCTTTTTAAAAGTTTTTTAACTATCCAGAAAATTATACCAGCAGATCTCCGGTACAGCCACCACTCTACTGGAAGCCACAACGCCGTCAAGATCCAGTGCCAGAATGCCTTTAAGAACCCTAAGATGGGTCCGAGACTATGAGGTTGAATTCGTCAACTCCTTGAAGGTCCGCCATGAACTTGTCGAACGCAAGGCGGCTCTGAGTGATCATATCGGGACCGAACGCCGTACCGATTCCTACGCAGCCCTCGAGTTGAGTGACGTAATTAGCGGGGTGAATTTCGATAAAAGTGCAAAACGGGACGCCAGTCACTTCGAAAACATCGCACTGAAATCTTCCAGAGAACCGGCGCTTACAGACGTAGGTACCGGCAGGGATCTTTGGTTTCCCGTAAAAGAGGCGCTCTAGGGTAACCCCAAGCTTCACGTAACCGTCGCCTTTCATGAGGCCGTAGAGACTGGAGTCGTCTTGCCTTATTCGTTCTAGGTACCTGGTCATGCGAAGAGGAACTTTGCGACTAAGTCAGCGAGCTTAGGGATCGTAAGGCAGGCTATGACGACGACGACAATCGCGAAGACCTCAAGACGGGCGATCCTAGCGCGGTCCTTAGGAAGAGAGATGGTCCTCTCGTCGATCCGAATGAGAAGCTCTCGATCAGTTAACTCGTGAGATTTTCTAACCACTCAGACCTCCTTAGTGAGGACCACGGTGTATTGATTATTTCCGCGACCCTTTAGCATTCGGTCAACGGCGTTAGCCCTAGCGGTTCCTAGAAAAAGATGATTTACGTTTATGCATGGCGGATTGTCGCACCGGTGAAGGACATACAAACCCTCGGGGATTGGGCCGAACTTTAACTCGTATGCGAGACGATGTGCTCGGACATCGCGGCGAAAGAACTTAATTTTCCCATATCCTTTTTTGTTTCTTTGTCCAGAAAACTCTACGCAACCATTGCTACTAGAAACAGAAAGCTGATTAAGCTTCTCTCTATATCCGTCAATGGTTCTCGGTCTCACCTGTTTCATCAATGACTTCCCATGCAGATAATATTAAAGCGAGAATCAGTTAGCGTGCTCGAAGAAGAGGCGTAGGAATCGAAAGGAACCGACGTAGATGTAGCCGACGCCTGGATCACTCCATAAGCCACGTTGTTCCCGTCCCCATTGACCACCGTGCATGTTGGAGTCGCAGAGAACTCTCCAGAAAGAATGTTCATCGTGTAAGTTCCGGCTGATGCGCGACTAACAGATGTCAACCAAGAACCGGACTGACTCGTAATCGTGCAAGGGGTAGAGGTGCACGAAGTAGCGATCGAAGCCCGCTCAATATGCTCTGAACCCTGGGTATTACTAGTCACGTTTCCCTGAAGGAATGGCATCGACTGGGGGGCATCTAGCTCAGTAATGGCCCACTCTACGTTAGTCTGATTGGTAAAATTAGTATCGGATATGAACCCGGTTCCACCCGTAGTCGCGACTTGAATTTTTACGGTGTAAGGACTTGATGTCGTCGTGACATCCAAATATGCGATTAGAGAAACCGAGGCAGAAACAGCTCCGACAGACCCCCCCGTTCTAGAGGAGCCGGAAAGAATATTACCCGATCCGTCCGTTAACACAGCTCCGGAAGAAGATGCCGCTGCGCTCTCTAGGGCTGTTGACGCCGTAACTAAGTACCTTCCAGTTCTTGGAGGATTAAAAACAATCCCAGGTAAGGCGGTAGAGCCAGAGGTAGCAACGTATCCAGTTACTGTTCCAAAATTTCTATTCGTTCTTTGCACTAACGCGCAAGATCCGCTTGATGGGTTTCCAGGATCAGCGTAAGTAGAGCTTGTGAACGCCCAGTTTGTGCAGTTCTGATGAACTCCGCTCCAGCTCGCTGGGTTCTGAGAAGGGTTGTAGGCTTGCTGAGATTGAGTTGGAAAATAATAAACCTTAATTACGCCTGGGAACGTGTTGGTCCCATAAATGGAGGCAGTCACCGTGCCTGTCGAAACTTTTCCGCGAAGGGATAAAGTTACGTTACTTTGAGCGGAAGCGTAGGTAATCGACTGGTTAATTCCAGGAACACCCACGAAGTTTGCATTTGTAATAACCTGCGAATTTTCAATCGCAGTATTCGTTCCGTCCCAAAACTGAACATAAGCCGTGTCAGTAGACGATCCGTTGATACGATACTGCCCCTCATATTGGATGACATAGTTTCCGGCACCGAGAGAAGGAAACTTTACGGCAGGAAGATTGGTTGATGGAGCAACGGCAGAACCGAAAGGAGTATAAGTGCAACCAGAAACCGTAGAAAAATCGGCATAAGAAGTGCCGGTCGTAGTCCAACCTGAAGCGCAACCCGTGATCGTTACCCCGCCTACGAGCTGAGCCTGCTGAACGCTTCCCCCATTTCGAGCTGGACCCACGTAGCAATCATCGATCGTTACGATTCCAGAAGTCGAGCTGGTCACATCGACCATCACGCCGATGGTGGTTCCATCTGTAGGACCTTGAAAATTAACAGGAACATAAGTGAAAGCACCAGAGGCCGAAGCCGCAGTACATCCGCTCTTCACGCCGTTCACCAAAGCACAAACTTCAGCCACTCCAACGGTCGTCTTGACCTTACAAGACGCTTCCATGGGGATGTTCAAGGTACTGATCGGAGTCGGAGTTACGCTCTGAGCGATGCTCCCCGTCGAAGAAGAATAAGTCAGATCTTCAGACTGTTTTCCAGCCGAGACGGAAGTTGTATTGGCAGAGCCCGTAATCGTGGTGAAAGTCCAACCCGTCGCAGCGGTTCCGTTTTCAAAGCTAGCGTTCGAGAGGAGCTGAACACCGCCGCCGCCCGATCCGCCGATGAGACCAGCCGTGATCGCGGAATTTAAAGTTTGGTTGATCCCTAAGGCTCCCACATAAACCTGAGAATCCAGAGGAAGACAGTTCGCGTCGGTCGCACCTGCAGCCGAGCAAATCGCGTGAGTCGTAATATCTTGTTGTTGGATCTTGGAGACCGCGAAAGCGTTCGAAGCCAGAAGGGCGAAGATTGAGATCAGGGAGATTAGTTTCATATTTTCCTCAGTACTTAGAATAGCTGGCGGTTAGGGTTTGTCCAGTCGCGCAAGCGGTTGTTAAAGTTATGGTTGCAGTTGAAATGGTGTAATCCTTACCGGCTCCTTGCAGCAAAAGTAAACCGTCCAGATAGAGAGAAACGGTTAACGCCACGTTTGGGGTGTTCGCCAAGGTAAAGGTGGTTGTGGACCCGTTACAGGTGCCAGCGGGGATTTCTTGAACTATCCCGGAGGAATTCATCAGGGTCCCTGTAGGTCCTCCGGGAGTCCAGGTCTTAGTAGTATCGGACGAAATTAATACGTCGCCCTGCTGAAGCCTTGTAGAGCTTGCAAACGCACTCAGAGAGAAGAGAAGCAGAAGCGATATTAGTTTCACGGGTTATCTCCTGTAGCGCTCAGTCCATACGGTTCCGTCCCAACGTAAACCGATCACGCTCTGAAGTCCACCCACCCAAGTTCCGTTTAAAGAAAGTCCCGTACCATCTGCGAGAGTAACCGTGTTGGTTGCGCTACGACCGATGAGTTCTAGTTTTTGTCCTACAGCGGTCCCAGCAGCAATCTGAGGGCTCGCCGTTACAGTCACAGCTCCGCCAGAACCCTGAATGAAGTTCAGTGTGTCATTCGCAGCACTGAAAGAGATACCACCTGCAGCGGTAATCGAAGTAGGGGTTCCAGTGGACCCAACAACGGTCGTCCCGCTTCCGGTTCCGTTAGCTGCTGCAGTAATTAATCCCTTTGCATTAACGGTGATATTTGCGTTCGTGAATGATCCCACGTTAGAGTTCACGGTGGCTAGAGTCGCAGCCGCGCCACTCGTGGTCACGTCTCCAGTGAGTGGTCCTGATTGCTTTCCGTTGAAAGTGTTCCAATCAGTCGAAGTGAGGGCCCCAGTAGTTGAGGTGCTTGAAGTACCGAGAGAAAGGGCCTGTCCTGTAAGAGAAAGTCCATTCGCGGTTCCCAGCGTAACGTCCCCTGTATTAGATCCGGAAAGGACGCTTCCATCCCCGATCGCTCCAACAGGAATGAGAGTAAAGGTATTACTCGCACCGGACATTGATTTATTCGTGAGCGTATCCGTAGTGGCACGTCCAAGAATTGTATCGGTCGCAGCGGGCATAGACCAAACTTTAGAACCGTCTGGGGATGTGAGTTGGTCATCCGTTACCGTTCGAGTAGAACTCGCAAAAACAACTGTCGATAAAGCTAATAATAAGAGCAAATACTTTTTCATTACATTCTCCTTGAGTCTTCGCTCCAGACGGAGCCGTTCCAGCTGAGTTCGGCAGCCTGTCCTTGTTTTAGATAAAGAGCCCCATTCAAATCGAGGCCGCTTCCGTCTTGGAAAATCGGGTAGTTTACAGGGTCAACGCCTTTAAGCTTAATAACCTGACCGACGGACACACCAGGTCTAATCTGTGGATTGGAACCCACATTAAAAGATCCGCTTGCAGTCGCTAGGAAAAGGGTCTGAAGTGGGTCATTCGATCCAGATACAGCCGTCATCGAGACGACTAGAATTGGTGAGCCTGGGGAACCGTGAGCCACGTATCCCGACGAACCGCTCCCACCGCCGCCTCCTCCACCCCCAGGAATAATCCCAGAATAGAGGTATTTGCAGTAAACGCTTTGACCTGGGACCGGAATAAAATCAGAATTACTAATCGTAATAGTAGTCCCGCTAATCGAGTAATCGGTTGACTCTAGGCAGTTCACCCCAACAAAAAAGAAGACGCTCTCGGGATCAATTGGAGTGTTCGCTAGAGTAAACACGTTATTAGTGCCGTCTACTGTTCCAGAAGGAACCTCAGAAGTGAACTTAGCGCCTACAGTGCCGGCACCACCGGCGTTTGCTACGGCTCCAGAAATTAAATAGCTCGCGTAAACCGATTGACCCGCATAGGGGATCAAAGAGGCGTTCGTGATCGTGACTTCGTTTCCGTTAAGGGTGTAGTCAGACTTTTCTAAAAGATTCGTGCCGACGTAGAAATCTAAACTCAATGGGTCTACAGGAGCACTTGAAAGAGCGAACAGGTTATTGCTTCCGTTAACCAAACCAACGGGTACTTCCTTTTGAAACTTCGCAGCCCCTGCGCCAGATCCTAAGAACGCGCGAGAGTCGATGACTTGAATATCGGAGATCGCACCACCGAAAGAGCTGATGATTACATAGGCAACAGGAAAATTCCCATCCTGAGCGGGTAGACTTCCGGCCCCCCCGGAGAAGTCTTGATTCTGAATCGCGGCCAAACACTGAGCGTATCCGCCAGCATTTCCGAAATTGAATTTAAGAACGTCAGCAGAAGTCAGAACAACGAGGCAGACAACGCTTTTGTTTCCGCTTGGGATAAAGGGGGAGAACATTGGGGTTGTAGAGTCACCGCCAGTAATCACTCCCGTAGCGAAGTCATAAAATGAGTCTGCGCTCGAATAATTTCCACCAGCGAGAGGGTACTTGCTTGGGTTTAAGCGACCAGGATAAGTAAATCCGAAAGGACCAGATCCCACATTCTGAGAAGGCTTCACACCCAAAACGGTGGGAGTGTTTCTGTAAGGTCTAAGTCTATCGTCAAAGCGGACTTGGTTTTGAGCGATGAGAGAGTTCACCCCGAGGGAGTCACGCACTTCGAAATCAAACATGGAAGTTGTGATTTGAGTCGTGCCTGGAGGAACAATAAGTCCGCACAGAATCGTGTCGTTTGGACCCTTTGAAGGATAGACAGGATTTTGAGAAGGTGTTCCTGGAATTAAAAAGATCTCAGCTTCTTGAAGACTGTTCAACGGAACTTGAAGGCTTGGGTCGGTTGGCGAGTTGATGTTGTTTGCGTCAGTCGGGACAGCGGTGACTACGACGAGAGAGCGGCAAGGGAAGGCCCCCGAGACGGCTTCAGAAACGTCTAAGACTGTGGCTTCATTGATGACTTCTAGGTAACCGCTCGGAGCAGAAGCAATACCAGCGCTCACATTAACGGAAGAGCCAGATCCGGGAGTAACTTGAAAACCTTTAAGAACCGCAGCGCCAAAACCGGCCTCAGCTACACCACGAGCGGTTTCAACCATCGCTTCTTGGAAGTTGGTCATATCCACAGCGCGGACTTTGTAACGTCTGTACCAATACAGGAAAGCTGTGGAATCGTTCGCCATTATGTGTCTCCCCCTATCGCATCATTCGGGTTAAGGCCATCCACGATGATGTGCAGGTCTCTTGCATCTTCAGCTTGAAGAAGCGTCTGGTCAAGGTTGAATCTCTCCGTCTCACTGAGAGTATAGCCGTAAATTCTCACTTCGTAGGTATAAGCTTGCGCTTGAAGATCTTCAAATTGTTGTTGAGTGAATCCATAATCCGCTGCGTCCAACTGACAAAGATTTGGTCCGACTCGCTCAAGACCGTTGAACTCATTGAGGATGGTCGAGATTTCTAATTGAGAAACATCCAGAACCCAACCATTACAACCGCAACCCCAAGGAACGATTTCAGCCAAAATGCTGGGATCGATCACGGTGTAAACCGCAGCAAGAAGATCCGCAGAAGTGGTTCTTCTTTGAGTGCGGATCTTCGCTAAAAGCCGGGACCGCCTCTCATCCACCGAAAGAGAAGCATCCAAAGTATAGCCAAAATAAAGAAACTCAAAGTCCGCGAGTCGGTCAACAGCCGTATTAGGGTAGTTATTCTCGTAAGTATTCTGAAGGACCGAATAATAGTCGGCGATGATTTTCGCGGTCGCAAAGCTGTCGGACGTTGAATAAAAGGCATCTGGCGCTCCATCTGGATACACGTCATCGGGCGGCAGCTCTCGCTGTATGATCCGATATACGTCCTGAGCCTGAAGAAAAATTGGCATCAGAACACCGTGACCGTGATCGTACCTGGTATTGGAACTTCTTGAGGCAGGATCGTTCTATTGTATCCAGTAGCCGTAAGCGGAAATACGCGGCGATCTAGAAGGATCGGGATAGTCCCCGTTTCCGTAGCTTCTGCGGAAAGAGTTACGTCGATACTCTGTTCAATATCAGACGCTAAAACATACCCAGAAGCTCCAAGGATTCTTCCCCCAACTGGAGTCTTATACAGTGCTCTCGAGACCTCTCTTTGAATTAACTGACGCTGGGATAAGCTCTGACCGGCAAGAATCGTGTCCAGGGTTCCCTGAGATAAAGAGACTTGAACATTCACGTCAATAGCTACAGCGGAAGGAGCCAAAACAGTTACGCAGTCAGTAGCCGGACTATTGATATCTAGATAAGCCTGAACCGTATCAATAAGTTGCTGTGATGGGATTACGTTGATTGGCTCACCCGCATCTACGGCGGCATCAATATTATTTGTCCCGGAAGTAATGTAGACCCCTACGGTCCCAAGACCAAATGGATAGCGCGATACGGAGGCCGAGGTAACCGAGGGGTCTGCTTCTTCAGCGTACTGTATATAATCTGAAACTCTTCCAACACCAAGAGGAGTTCTAATTCGAGTTAAAACGCGCGCACGCGCTGCAGTCAGAGATTCTTGGTCGGTGGCGTCCGAGAAACCACCAGAAGCAACAACCGCGGTAGAGTTTAATCCTGCTGGTGGGGATGGAAAGGTAATGATCGCACCCGCGTTAAGGTTCTGGTTTTGACCAGTCCCAACTGATTGAAAGGGGACAAGACCTGTTCCAGCTATAGAATCAAGGGTGGTGGCAGCCTGAACCGTATAGGCATTTCCATTAGGACCATAGATAGCCTGAAGAGAAACGGAAACAACTTGCCCTGGGTTTCCTGTTACTGACGCGAATCCTTGAGATATCGTCGCCGGAAGAAAGTTACCCTGAACTGGATCGTTTCCGAAAAGGGTAATCAGCCATTGGGCAATGGCGTCTTGGCGCGCGTTCTGAGGGAAAGCGTCTTGAGAGATTAAATAATTATCTGCATAAACGCCAGCAACCACCCCACCCGTTACGCGAGAACGAATCCACCAGTCAGAATCCTCTTGATCGACATTCAAGTCGGGTTGAAGGCTACTTAAATAAACGAGGTAATCGTCCGCGATGTCTGTTGGTGTTGGTAGCGTAGTCGCCATTTTAGTCTCCTACCGGAGGAAGGTTAAGATTTTGGGGCGTACCCTGCGCATCTACGATCGCGACCTGAACCGCTCCGCTATTTCGAGAAGATGGTTGCACGTTTTGGTAAGAAGCGGAAACAGAAGAAGCACGGCCATCTGTTACGATCGGCTGGCATGCGGCCTCAATCATCTTAAGTGAAGCGGTTCCCGTTTTCTTTTTAATCGTATTTAAGTCAGAACCGTAGCTGGTATTTGGTGCGTACATCCATTGCTTTCTAGGAATCTTAATCCTGTAATAACATGGAATGGTTAGTGATTCCGTTGGCTGAGGCGCCCCGTTTACCATGATGTAATCGCCGGTAGCTGGGTTCAAATTCCAAGAGCTCATAAAATCCCCCCAGGGGCTACGGTATTTCCAGTGCTTCCGGCGCCAGGGCCAGAGGTAACGTCTAGGGCAATTCCGGCAGGAACTGTTCCGTTGTCGACAAACTCAGTAACTACGTCGGAGCCCTCATTGTCTGCGATTGCGTGAGCGAGCTTCTGTTGGTCCGCAGTACACTGCGCTTGTTCCGCCGCGAGAAGACCGCCTGGAATTGGGAACTGAGCCTGAAGGTCGGCGTAGATGGAAGTGAAACGATTAGCATTTAGTCTTGTTGCGCTAAGAGCCATTTGTTCCCCCTCTTTCCGTATAGGTTAGCTGCGAAACAACATTAGTGGAAGTGGTAGTCACGTACTTCTGAAGTGCATCCGTCAGAGCTTGTCTGATTTGAGGCTCCAAGAAGCCAGGTCCGAAGGCCCCCTGAGTGATATCTGGGGCGTTTAAGAACGCATTTATCAAGTCGGTGATGAAGTTCATCAGCACGTCACCAAGAACCATTGGGCTTGCAGAAGCCGACGTACCTACTTGGATCTTGCCATCTCTAACGTAAATCGCCTGGCCGAATTCGTTATAAAGAACGACCTCTCCAGAGGCAAGGTCTGTAGGACGATCAGAAGCTCTGTGACCCAGTACCAATTTATTCCCAGGGTGGCTACCCTGCTGCGCGACGACACTTATCGTTCCATCTGGTGCCTTAGAGGCAAATCCGTATGGGTGCATCACTGGGCGCGAAACGATACCTGGCATACCTGGGTAAGAGTTTTGGATATCCTCAGATTGCTCGGTTGCGTTTCCAGCCTCACCAGAGAGGATAATATTGAGCTGCCTCTCGATCTCTTTACCAATGAATCTTCGGAGATCTGATTGGTCCTTCATAACTTCTGAAGATTTCCAGAGTTCGTTTGTTGTCTAGCAGCAATCGTGAGGCTTGTTCCGACAACGATCGTTCCTAGTTTGCAGAAGTAAGCCGAGGTTTTTGGGCCCTGAGAGGCGTCGCAAGTATACTCTACTTGGTAGCAATACATCCCCTCATCAACACCGGCTCTAGGATATTTTATCTGGTAAACCTGATCAATCAGTATGGGTTGAAGGTCGTCGTTGTAGTGACTCTTAACGTTTACCTGGACGTTCAGCTCCTGCATATTATCCCGAGCCATCTCCCGAAGGGCGTAAGCCTGAAGAATATTCGAGCCACCCACCTTTATCGCATTGATATCTGACAGCGATTGCGGATCAGAAGAATCTGGGTTCGAAACGACTACGCATCTCTGCACGTTATGGTTCGCGAGCCTTAGGCGCTTCGGCCCGTAGGCGGGATTATAAAGGGCCTGTTCAGCAGCAACTCTTTTTTGAACCGTCTCCTGACCATTCCAAACGGGTAGGATAATATTCGGTATCTGAGTCGAGGCCCTAATTGCCTTAATAGACATCACGTTAGCAACCCGATTATCTCGATCACAAAAGAACGATCCGATGGCGGGCGATCCCTGATTTGGCCTTCCAACTACAACCCCACCGCGCGGATCTCCCCAAATTAAACAATTCAATGGCTCACAAAAACGCTGGAGCGCGGTTAGTTTGCTTTCCCCTGGAGATGTGGCGAAAAGAAAATTACCAGCTGGGGCGCCCTGGGCAATGTAGTAGGGGATTCTTGTGTTTTGAATGACACTTCCAACTGCGCTAGGAAGCGGGATGTTATTCCCCCACATTGGATTATCTAGTGTGTTCACAGTGCTTTGATCTTCTAGTTGAGAGAGAAGGTTTCTACCCTGAATTGAAACCACGTCACCACCATCTGATGTAGTCTCGATATCAACTACGTCAATAATGCCAGTACAGATTGTACTCCCAGCCCCTGTTAATTCCGCTATATCACCCTCTTGGATATAATTTGTGATTGAACCAGAGATGTTGCTTGGCATTGTGAATTGGAATGAAAACGAATCAACTGGAATTAGAATCGAAGAAGAGAACTTATAATTTAGAAACTGATTTAAGGCGAATTGAGGACGCGAATTGTTAATAGGATAAATATTCAAACCAATCGACGGAGCCCGACCGTTCTTCTGAATAAAATCGAGTAGTGCGCTCACGACGAAGGCACCTGAAGAAGCGTATTTGCTGGGATATAGTTAGCAGAGAGTATCAGTGGATTGAGTGTGATTATACCCTGCGAGTCATCCGGCGATAGGCCGACCGCGAAGCAGACCTCTCGAACGCTCATTAGCCTTGGCGTGGTGTAGTTTACGATCGTATTGTTCGAGGTTTGAAGACCAAGCTCTAAAACCTGCTGCATCGCAATCGCAGATTGTTTGATCGTTAGGACATCAGCGTAGAAGATCAGAGCACCCTGACCACTATTGGCGCCCTCAATGGCCTCAACAAGAGTAAGAGTTTGAGTTCTGAGAGCACTTACCATGTCGATCGCTTGGTTCGCAGAAAGAACTGGGCTAGCCAACGCCTGAACCTGTGAAGGGTCGATATTTGACAGCGGGTCGGTTGGGGACTCGGCAGAGGGGAAGGCGCTAGCGTTTCCTGGGTTCGTTGCAACAAGTCCTGGGATATCTGAAGAACTCCCTAGATTAAACGTAGTGTTCAATGAAACTAGGGCCTGGAGATAGGCGGTTTGATAAGACTGCGTTTTATTCGTAAGTATGGATTTAATCTGCGAAAGTACGTTCTCATTCGATTGAATGTCAGTAAGAACTCCAGCGATCTTAGAAATGAATCCAACCGCATTTGCTAGCGCAGACTTAGTGGTTGGGTTGGACTCGTCGAAGCTAACTTCAAAAGTGTGGTCAATGAAGGTGGCCCTTAAAGCAATCGCCTTGCGCTTATCGCTTCGATGCGTGACCGTTGCCTTTTCGAACTTAACCGTGAGCTGTCCGTAAACTGGGTGAACTAATGTTCCTGGAACTGGATTATCAAATTCGTCTAGAAGCGCAAGGTAGGCGGCGTAGTAATTTGGTCCGTGGATAAGGATGTTAAAATCGTAGGTTGATCCGTTCTTTCCAAGATCTTCCGTGGTTTGACCGTCCACATAAGGAAAACCAAAAACAGCAACGCGGCGAGAAATATTATCCTGAACCTCATCCACAGCTGCGTCGTAATTCTCTGGTGTTTTGAAGACGTGAAATAGAACTAGGTTATTCGGAGGGTGCCCGTAAGCGCTCTCCTGAATATCCCATGTTTCGTTACTCAAACCAGCGAACTGATTTAAAATACTCGACGCTCCAGAGAGTGTTGCGGTTGCGAAATCTTGAGCGTTACCCAGGTCTAAGGCCATTAGCTAGATACCCCTCTTCCTGGTGGTTTTGCTTGTCTAAGGTCTTTGCTCTTCATTTCTACGTGAACCCTCTGAACGGGTTGGAATCCAGAGAACTTTTGATAGAGCATGTCCACGAAGCTTTGAATACCGGCGTCCACACCCGGAGCAACTTTTTTAAGTCCAGCATCTGCTAGTGGCTCGAGCTTTGTCCCAGCGTAAGCACCGGCAGCCAGAGCCCCAACACCAGCCGCAACAGTTCCCGCCGTAGCTAGCGCGCCTCCACTTAAAAGCCCTCCCGCCTTGCTTGCCAATCCGCTCGCACCGCCAAAACTCGCAGGGAAGTTGATAACCTCGACCTTTTGAACCTTTTCACCAGTCGCGGCTTCAATAGCTTTAGCCTTAAGTTCACCGCCGATCGCGCCACCGAGGAGGCCACGAATCCCACCACCAGCCAAAACAGCGGCAAGAACTCCGGCTCCAGCAGTCACGCCGATTGCCCCAGAGGTCGATCCGCTGGCCTTACCGAGAAGATTTGAGAGCCCCTGCGTAGCCCCAGCGATGGGTGCGGAAAAGATCCCTTTGACCTTATTGATGCTCGCCCTGAAAGAATCCCCAAGGCTCATAGTCTTGCGATATTCATCGTTGAGGTCGACCACACTCTTGGAGGCCCCGTTGATGACTTTCTCGTTTTGTTGAAGAGCTTCGGCGAGACGAATGAAGCCCTTGGCTTCCTCATCCCCTAGTCCGAAAGTTTTGAGCCCGGCCTGAGCATCCCCGAGACCGCGGCCTTTTGCTTCCTGCATCGTGGCCTGGATAGCTTTTACGTTGAGCTCGCCGTTAGATCCGACAATCCCCTTAAACCCCTGGGCCTCTAAACCCTTCCGCTCGATGCGGTTCATCCCGAGGTACTTCTCCAGGAAGGTCGTAGCCTGAGGGCCACCCAAAAGAGAGGCGGAAGCCAAGCTGGTTGAACCCCCGTTTTTGAGGTTGCCTTGGAAGTCTTTATTGGTCTTGGAGTAAATATTCTGCAGCGCCGAGGTGATGTCCGTAACCGACTTACCCGTGGCTTGACGAATCTGAAGGATCTCGCGACTTACAGCGTCGAGCTGTTTAGTATCATTTACATTGCCGCCACGCGCCGTAATAATTCCGGCAGCACCCTTGGCGATCTCTCCCTCCTGCCCCTTCTGCCCGCTAATACTAGCCAGCTCGCCCGCAGTCTTCGCGTAAGCCAGAAGATTAGCCTGACCCCTTACCGGAGTCTCTGCGAGGCCCTTGAGGGCATTTGCGGCGCTCTCCGAGGAAAGACCGATCTGGCCCAAACCTGATTGAAGAAGGGACTGAAACGAGGCAAAGTCCTTCCCGGCTATCCCGAATACCGACCCAAGGCGTCGAACCGTGTCGGAAAGGTCTACTGCTTCCTTGGCTGATCCTGCGAATTGATTAGAAAGCTTGAGCCCAGCAGTGAGAGAGCCAATGGAGGCGAGAGACTTGAAGTCATTCTTAAGTTGGTCTGCGACGCGCCGACCGAAGTCCTGCATTTCCTGCATGGCGGTTTTAACGGATCTAGTTTGCTCTTTAGCTTTCTTCCCTACGTTCTCGGCAGTATCGCCCATCTGAGCAGAAAGGGCCTGAGCAGCCTTTTGAATAGCTTGGAGGTCGTCTACGATCTTTGTGAGTTGTGATCTGACTTCTACCTCGACCGACATATTCTATCTTCCGTTTCCTATAAGGCTGCGCTCACCAGAAACAAGTTGATGAATCGTCAGCCAGGTAATTTGTCCGCTTGTAATTCTTCCTGGGCTAGCAAGTGGTGACAGATATTTACCAATTGAAAGAAAGATAATCCGATCAAGGTCATCTCCCTGTCGCTGGAATTTTTTTTTAATCCTTCGACCCATAGCTCAACGTCTTTGACCGGCATCTTGTCGAGAATAGGATTTAGCTTGTCGTTACCCGCATTCCACTCTTTAAAGATAAACTCAATCTCGCCAGGCGTGAGCTGGTTTAATTCCGCTGCAAATATTTCAGGATCATATTCGCCTGGAGCGGAGGTCTGAGCCTTTTCCAGCTTCTTAATCGAGAGAAGAAGAGACTGCCTTAAGCTAGTCCTCTGAATCTCTGGGAGACGAGCCATCTCGGTAACCACTTCTTGGGTTATCTGATCCTCTTCAGAGACCGAGAGCGGGCGCATCTCTAGTTCTTTAGCGCGCAGCTTTACTTTAAAACGGTAATCTACGCCCTGACGGATTAGGGCAAGGTTTGGAAACTCATTCGGGGTTGGTTTCATTTTCTACCTACAGGCTTAAATTGAACAAGACGGAGTTACCCACGGCATCTGTTGCCTTTAGGGCCCCGAAGGTCCAATTCTTTTTAGCTTCCTGACCGATGCCAGAAGCTGCTTCTTTCATGGTTTTACAGAAAAGACCGCTACAGATGTACTGGTCAGCTCCGCAAACGAAGTTCAATGCGACATCTGCCGTATCGAAGGGAAGCTCTTCGATTTTCGGGGTGGCATTGAGATTCTCGACTGCGATTTCAAAGTCGATATCACAATCTAAGTTTCCTTGAACGAACCCAGTATTAAAACCGTCTGGGGTCATATTCGGAACCGCCTTGGCGTTGTAGTTCAGGTTCATTGTAGCGCTTTGAAGATCAGCGATCTTTGCACCGTTTACACTCAGAAAAGCGCGATCCGCGTATTTAGTCGCCGTATAGTTACCCAGCCTTTCGTGCCAGCCAAAAAGTCAAGTGCTGGTCTTGTTTTGAACTATTACAAGAGTTACAGGCTGGAACGAGATTTTCAATCTCATTTAACCCGCCTTTATTTAACGGGACCACATGATCTATGGTTTTTGCCTCTAAGAAGCAGTAAGAGCAAATCGTTCCATAAATTCTTCTAACCTCTGCCCGAAAAAAAATATTAATCCTAGAGTTAGACCTGTATTTATCAGAAGCACAGTTTCTCTTGATTGGGTTTCCAGATAGCTTTCTTTTTAATCTGTATTCCCTTACCTTCGAGTTCCAAGCTTCTTTATTTTTAGAGAACTTTTTCCTCCAACATCTTAGAGAGCATTCCGAATTTTTTTCTTTATTCCTAAAGGCCGTTCTGCACTTAAGACATTGTTTTCTTGTGTAAATACGACCTTTACCATTACCGTTTGAATAGGTTCCAAAATTAGATTCTGGCTTATCTGAACTGCACCTATTACAAACCACTATCAATCTCCTTAAACAGTAATGGTGTCGTAAGCCGCAGTGGCTTGAATATTGGTTGCGATCACTGCAAGGATCGGGATCACGTCTACAGGAGTCAGCACGTCGAAGCGGCTGCGATCCGTAGCGTTTCGTTGAACCAAGAAGCTCTTCGCAGCTTGATCCATTCCTTGAAACATTCCATTCGTCTGAAACAAGAACCCGAGACGAATGACTTCCGAAAGAAGAAGCTGGCCCGTGCTTCCAGGACCTTGAGACGCCTTAGCGTTTGCGAAGTCTGGTTGGTTATAACGAGTCACTAGAGTCTGTCTCCAGTAGAACAGGACGTTAAAGTCCATCACGTCGAAGTAATCAGTCACAGGGGTCACACCGTCTGCGAGGAAGATGCGGAGAGTTCTAGCACGAAGCTGAGCCACCGATCCGGTCGAAAGAAGCCGGAGCGGGGACCAACCTGCAGCCAAAGCCCCTTCCGAATCCATTCCCGCTCCAACAGTGATTTGATCCGCTTGGGACGGAGCTACAATGTTTGGAATAACAAGGTTCTTAACAGGGTTGAAAGGAACCGCATTCGCAGCGAGTTGAGCCGCAACAGAAGCAGCGATCTCACCGTTTAATTGAGTCGGTGCAGAGTTACGCAACCACTGAAAGGAACCATAAGGAGTGTTGTACTTTGTAAGGGACGAGAAGGTCGTAGCGCTTTGATTTGCTGCAATTGCAATCGTTCCATACTGACCGTTATCCACACGCTGAGGCAAGGACATCGCGGTAGTCTCTGCGAGCAAAGGATTCATGAGGGACTGGGTATTGGCATCGAACGGGGAAACCACGTATGCAATTCCAGGAAGTTTATCCACAGCGACCAGAGCCTGTCCGTGATCCGTATCCGTAGAAGCGAGAGGGATCGCAGTCAGAGGAGGGAAAGTTGTTCCTTGAAGTTGATTTGCTTGAACGGCTGCAATCACCATCTTCGCCATTTCAGAGCCCTGTCCGAACAGACCAGCGACTTCACCTGAGCAAGCAATTGGATCAGCTACGTTCGAGATTTGAACTGGTACGTAGTTAGCTCCAGAGGCAGAGCCAGCACTTGCGGATTGACGACCGATAAGTACAACTGCGTTTACGGCAGCAGGCGGGGAAGTGTTTGGAGCAAACGTGATCTCCGTCGGAGTACCTGGGGTAAGCTGTGAACCGATAGTGGTTAAATTCGCTGCCATTTGAATCTCCCTTAAACTTTATCTAAAATCCCCAATTGGATGTCCTGCGGAACCTCTCCAACCTCTTCGCGAATCGCCTGAATAATCCCAGCGATAATCTTAAGGTTCTTTAGAGTCACATCGAAAGGATCGTCCTTAGTTCTTCCATTATCAATAAGATACTGGTCCCAGACCTTTAGGTCCAATCGAAAATTTAAAGTGATCTTGACTACGGGGCATTCATCGGTTTGCTCCGTGTTTTGAAAGACCATGCTTTTGTTAATATTGAAGACCTTACCCAACTCATTCAATCCAGGAACGAGATCGCACATCGTTGCGAAGAAAGGCGGCCTACGAAACTGTTGAAGAAGCGCAGAAGCGATCCGGCTAGAAAGCGTCTCGATATTCTCTCTGCGGATGTTAGGAGGAAAAATCACGTCAGCGTGAACGTCTCCGTTAATGTAATGCGATTCCTGCTCCTTAGTATAATCCAGTGTGTAAATTCTCAGCGCGGGGAGTTCTCGGTAAGATATGTCTTCTCTCTGGTAGTCGAAAACCGAACCCTGAAAGATCTCGTTAAAGTGGGGCTCGAGGTTGATTTGAGCGGCAAGCTGCATAGCCAGGAATTCTCCAGGGCCATCTAGGAAGAGACTGGGAGTGGCGTTATCGAGCTTCTCACTTACCATTGAGCACGTCCGTTAGGTTCTTTAGAAACAGTTTCATATTCTTCCCGTCGGTCTCATTCCAATCCGTGAAGTTACGCTTAGGCATTTTAATTGTATGAGCCTTGATCTTAATCCCACGACCGAAGCCATTATCCGTCCCAGGGTGGTTGATCTCTCCTCCCTGATCGTGAATACGAGCATACTTGAGGTAGGTCCCAATTTTCACGACTGCGAGTTTCTTATCGCCCTCGATTTTCACGTAACCGTCTGGGCCAGGTTCTCCCGTGGGTGCCGTAGGCCCGATAGAGTTCTTTAGAGCCCCGGTCTTACGAAGGATCTGCCGAGTCTGAAGTCCGTTCTTAGCAATCTTTAAGTTCTTCTTAGACTTTAGATCCTGCCACTTTTCGTGTCCGTTGTAGGCACCCTCGGCGTCGAATAAGAGCCCCCGATTCGTCTGAATGTCTGAGGCAATACCAATGAGGATTCTTCGAAAGTGCTGGTTATAGCGCTCCAAGAGATTAGGGAACTTGAAGTCGATCTGAACGAGCTCAGTTGACACTTCCACCCTCTTGCGTTTGACCGAATTGGAGATGGTCTAAGAGCCCGTTAAAGATCGTCTCCCCAGGAGAGTTAATCTGCTTCGTAGCGTAATCAGCCTCGTGAGTGATGGTCGTCGTATTATGGACCCGACCCCTGAACCCGTTGTCACCCGTGTTGTTGTACGCCACCATGAGACCGTCTAAAGGACGCGTATTCCACTCTCGAGTCTCGACTCCGTTCACCGTTCTACGGGTCATGAGCTTCTTAATCACGTCGTCGTAGCGTTTCTGGCACTTCTCCGTGTACTTGTCCGAGTTCGAGGAGGTTCCGCGACCGAAGTCCGTCTCCATGATTCGGATCATACTGAGGAGTTCAGCAAGGTTCTTAATCGTCACCCAGGTAGTCGTAGGAAGGCTTTTAGGACCGAAAGCCGCCCCAGCCATATTCACAAAAGGGGTTGAGTAGCGGTCCATTAGGTCGATCTCAAGCTGACTTTCGGCTTCTTGAATCAGCGAGTTCGCGAGCGTTGTCGTCATCTGGTTAGGGTCCGTAACACCCGCAGCGGCGAACTTCACCTTGCTCTGGAGTCGGTTTTGAACGTCTATTAGTGCGCAGTACAGTCCCATAAAAATCCCTCAATAAAAAAGCCCCGAGATTTCTCCCGAGGCTCTCTATGACCCTTCGAACTCCCCGAATAAAGCCCTAAGGTCAGTCCTCGAAACGATTTTCATCATCAAACGGGGTAATCGGACCAGCCTTTTCGACAAGGTCTGCAGCCGTCGCTAAACGAGCGCGAGTT